GAATGCACAACGAGCGTGCCCGGTTCTTCGGCTTCGCCTCGCGCGACCTTCCAGCTTCCATGACCTCCTGAAAGGAGCCTTCGCATGAATACTGTTCTTCGCCCCAACTACCGCCGCGCTCGCGCTCTCGCCTTGGAGATCGAAGCGGCTCGCAACTACCTTCACGAGGCCCAAGGCGATCCCAGCATGGACGCTGCGGACATCGAAGAACTCAAGGCCGAGCTACACCACCTTGAGCATGAGTTCTTCCTGACGGGCGTAGCTTCGGAATACGACCTGTGAGCAAGTCCACCATCTCCACGTTCCAGCTTTTCGAAATGTTCCCCGACGCGGAGGCCGCGCGGGTCTACATGGAGGGCAAACGGTGGCCTGACGGCGCCGTCTGCCCGGCCTGCGACGAGGCCCAGCGGATCACCACACGCAAGGGCGGTTTCTACCGCTGCAACGCCTGCAAGACTGACTTCACCGTCCGCACGGCGACCATCTTTGAGCGGTCTCACATCCCGCTCCATAAGTGGCTCTACGCCATGTATCTGCTCGTCACCTCCCGCAAGGGCATCTCGTCGATGCAACTGGCGAAGCAAATCGGGGTCACGCAGAAATCCGCGTGGTTCATGCTTCAGCGGCTCCGCGAAGCCTGTGGCAATGACCCGACCGTCCTGCGCGGCTTCGTCGAGATCGACGAGATGTATGTTGGTGGGAAGGAAGCCAACAAGCACAAGGGCAAGAAGCTCAACGCTGGTCGCGGCGCGGTCGGTAAGACTGCCGTGCTGGGGATGCGCGAGAAGGGCGGTCGGACGAAGGCCGGGGTCATCCCGAACACGTCTGCCAATACGCTCCACCGCGCCGTCCACGGCCACGTCGAGCCGGGCTCGACGCTCCACACGGACGAGCATGGCGGATACCTCGGGCTCGACGGGCTGTTCTATACCCACGAGAGTATCAACCACGGGTCGGGTGAATACGTCCGCGACGGCGTTCATACCAACTCTATCGAGAGCGTGTGGGCGGTCATGAAGCGCGGCCTTCACGGCGTCTATCACCACGCCAGTCCGAAGCATCTGGATCGCTACGTCAGCGAGTTCACGTTCCGCCTCAACGACGGCGACGTTGCCCGGCACACGCTGGATCGCATCGCCTCCCTCCTGTTCGCCGCCAATGGCAAGCGGCTCACCTACAAGGCCCTGATCGCATGACCGAAATCCTGAAAGCACTCGACGCGATCACCAGTCGCGTTCTCGCCTACCGTCCCAAGGACAAAGGGGTCGCCGCCACGAAGATGCGGGACCAAATCAAAAAGGCGGAAAGGAAGGCGAAACGTGAGGAAAGGGAGTGAACTATATAAGTCCCAATCCTTTGCCCTAGATAACATTTTTAGCCCGACAATGGTCGGGCCAAGGCCACGCATTGCCGCCAGCGGTCTACTGATCGGAACGCATAAGCCATCCACGCGGCCCCTGCAACCCAACTTGCCCACAGGTCGCGGAATACTATTTTTCGCCATATCAACCCCCTGTTTCATATGATGTTTTCGTATATGTTCTCGCCTTGTTCTAAAAATACCCCTTGCCACACTCTTGTCAAATGGACCGATTTGGGGCTATGTTCTTATTTATGTTCTGGCGCACCCCAAATAACCCCAAAACTTCGGCAGTGCCCCGGACGGATGAAAATGCAGGAAAAGGGCCCCCCATGCAATACGAGCACGGACACGCAGGCGCTGGTGCAGGGCTGGATGGCGGCGCAGCAGGGGCGATCCTTCGACCCGACGATGCCCCTGGACTGGCAAGCGGGCTGGCTCACGTGGTCCCAAAGTCACCCATCCTGCGCAGCTGCATCCTCGGCGCAGACCCTGTCACCCACCGCGACATCGAGAGCGCCATCGGGCACGCCGAAGCCGCCCTTCGGCGCCTGAAGGCTGAGATCGGCGACCTGCTCTCGGGGGGCGATCCGTTCGTCTACGACCGATTGGCCCGCGTCAGCCACAAGCTCGACGACGTGCGCGGTTGGATGGTGGGTTTTTCCGGCTTCACCGACGACAGCGACCCCGACGTCTAATCGAACTCCTTCAGGCGAGGCCGTTCGGCAGCGGGGGCATAGGCCTGAAGGATAGGGGCGGCGCAAAAGCGGGCGTTGAGCGCCGCCCCACCTATTTCATCCGTGTACTGACGTTCACCGTGCGCGTGGAGACATGAAATGCAACCCAAATGCTCGACATCAACGACCATGGCCTCGGCGGGGGCGCGCGCGTCGCCTTTCTCGTGACGGCGGCCTCGCTGACGGCAACCCTTCTCGGCATCCTCGTCTATTTCGCAATCTCGTGACGGACCCCACCAAATGACCCCCAACACTACGACGCCCCGCATTCCGCCCGCCATGCGCCACTGGCACCGCAACCTCGCCCTCAAGCGCGACGGCAAGGATCTCGTCGGCATCCACGACGGCGACCCGCACCCCGGCTTTTATCGCGCCAAGCGGCGCGGCGGCTGGGTCGGCGCGTTCATCCGCTACAATTCGCAAGGCCAGCTCATCTGCCGCATCGGCGACGACATGGCCGAGGATCTGATCGCGGTGTGGCTCGATCTTGCCTACGAGCCCATCGACGAACAGTCCTGCAACTATTTCTTCGCGCACGGCCGCTGGCCAGGAGAAGAGGCTAAGCCGGTTGCGGCAGAGGGGGAGGGGCTGACTGTGGCCACGACGGTCGGCGCGCAACCCTCCCCCTCAACGCCGCCGCAAGCTGTTGCGCCCGTCATCGGCCACAACGGCGGCCCCTCGCTTCTTGAGGAAATGAAGGACGCGGCGGATAGCCTGCGCGGCTGGCTGAAGACCATCGGCAACAAGATCACGGATCAGGCGCAGGTCCAAACCGCAACCAACAAGGTCGGCGTCTTGCGCGACCTTTCCTCGAAGGCGTCTAAGGCACACGAAATCGAGAAGGCGCCGCATCTCGAAGCCGGGCGCGCCGTCGACAAGAAATACAACCCCTCGATCAAGACGTGTGACGAGGCGGTGAAGCATCTGCGCACGCTGATCGCGGCGTTCAAGCAGGCGGAACTCGACGCCGCCGAAGCGGCACGCCGCAAGATCGAGGAGGCGCACGCCAAGAAGGTCGCCAAGGCGGAAGCGAAGGGGAAGACCCCGCCGCCGCCGCCCAACATCGAAAACCTCGCCCCTGCCCCGCAGACCAAGATCCAGTCCGACACTGGCCGCGCCTTGTCATTCCGACAAGAGGCGGTTCTGGAGATCGACGATCTCGGCGCACTGTTCGACCGCTACCAGAACCATTCGGAGGTTGCCGAACTGTTTCTCAAGCTCGCGCGCCGCGACTGGAAGGAAACCGGATCTGCGCCGCAAGGCACGAAGATCGTGCAAGTCGCGAAGGTGGCCTGATCATGAACGAGAACGCAAAACGCTGGGTCGAAGAACTGCGTAGCGGCAAGTGGCTGCAAGCTCAGAAGGCGCTTCGGAAGACCGACTTTGAAGGGCCTGCCCGCTTCTGCTGCCTCGGTGTGGCCTGCGAGTTGAGCGGGCTTGGCACGTGGGACGGCACGACTTTTCAGGATCAGCAGCAGGCCGTCGTCAAGGCGCGCAAGCTCACGGACACGACTTGCCCGACATGCAGCGAATTGACCTGGGAAGACGGCAGCGATTGCGAGTGCAATGCGAGGAGTGAGGAATTCACTTCGCCGATGGTGCAGGCGTGGCTTGGCCTCACCTCCGAGGACGGCGAACTTGTGCTCGACGGCAAGACCACATCGCTCGCGCAACTCAACGATGCGGGCAAGTCGTTTGCCGAGATCGCCGACATCATCGAGCGCAACGCCGACCAACTCTTCGAAAGCGACAGTATCGACGCCGAGGCTCGCGATCTCGTCGCGGATCTTGGTGGCGCCACCCTATCAACCGACCCCATGGAGCACGACGATGAGTAAGCACGTCACTTTTACCAATGCCTCGTGGCTGACGGGGATCGCCTGGAACAAGGGCATCCTGACCGTCACCATGAACAACGGCAAAAGCTACCGCTACGCCGACGTGCCAGAGACCCTGTTCGACGACTTCGCCAAGGCCGAGAGCGCGGGGAAGTTCTTCGGCGCCCATGTGCGCGGCAAGTTCGAGCCCGCCGAGAAGGAGGGCGCCAATGTCTGAAACAGTCGCGAAGCTCCCGGCCAAACAGTCGGCCCCGGCGATGCAGGCAGGCGCTGCTCTGCGCTCGTTTAACCCGACCACGTTCGACGAGGTCACCCGCCTTGCGAAGATGGCCGTGATGGCCGGGTTGTCGGGATCGAAAGACGACAACCAGGACGCCGCGATTGCCAAGGCAACGATGGCGGTGATGCAAGGGCTCGAACTCGGGCTGCCCGCCATGCAGGCGGTGCAGAACATCGCCATCATCAACGGCAAGGCGATGATTTACGGCGATTTGCTGACCGCCGTCCTCTGGTCGAAGGGCTTCAAAATCGAGAAGCGGATCGAGGGCACGGGCGAAATGCGCTGCGGCTACGCCAAGATCACGCGCCCGGACGGCCAAACGATTGAGAAACGGTTCTCGGTTGCCGACGCCAAGCGTGCTCGCCTCTGGGACGAACGCGATAAGGTTCGCCGCAAGGGGCGCGGCGGCGAATTCTACGAGGCCGTCAACGATAGCCCCTGGTATCGCTTCCCCGACCGCATGCTCGAATGGCGCGCCTTCGGCTTCTGCTGCAAGGACGGCGCGAGCGACGCTACGCGCGGCATGATGGTGCGCGAAGAAATGGCGCCCGAGTTTAACGAAATGGTCGATGTGACGCCGCGCAAGTCGCTGCCCGGCCCGGCCCAAGACGCGCCGGCGCCGCTCGACGACGTGTTCGCCGATCAGACGGGCGCCTTCGATGTCGAGGGCCTACTGGCTCGCCTCAAGAAGGCGCTCGACGCCTGCCGGACCTCGGACGAACTCGCGACCGCATGGCGCCCGTTCGACGCCGAGATCGAGGGGCCCATGCCCATCGACCAGCGCGAGCGTGCCTACGCCATTTATGACGAAGCCGAAGCCCGCATCGAGAAGGCCAGCGCATGAGCGGGCTGTCGGTTCGGGATCGCGAGGCCCTGATCGTCCTGCACGAATTCGAGCGCATGGGCGTCTCGCCCAGCGTGCGCGAGCTTAGGCAGGCGTGGGGCATCGTCAGCATGGAGAGCTATTACACGCAGGTGCGGCGACTGGAGGCCGCAGGCTACGTGCAGCGCGGCGCGCCGGGCACGCGCCGCCAGATCAGCCTGATCAAATTGCCGCCCGACTTCCATGCCTGCCCGCACTGCGGCGTCGGCGGCTTGCCGGACAAACAGGCCGAGGAAGCGCGCAGCAAGATCGCAGAACTCGCACAACGCAAAAGCAGGGGGAATTGATGGATCAGACTAGCCGTGCGCGCGCGGATTTCGCGCGCCTGATGTTCGAACTGTTCTGGACCGTGATGACGCTGGTCATGTTCGCGCTGGCGACCGTCGGCGGCATCGTCTGGAACGGCTACGTGTTCGCGATCCTGTGGGGCTGGTTCATCACCGGGCTCGGCGCGCCGCAGATCAGCACCGCCGCGGGCATCGGCATCATCGCCATGGCCCACTTGGCACGCGGCATGCCCCGCAGAAAAGACCCCACCGACGTCTCGGAAAGCCCCGTGTGGCTCATCCTCGCAATCACCTTTCTGCCGGGTGCGCTCGCGCTCACGGTCGGCTGTCTCGCGTCCCTTTACCTGTGACTGCCACCCCAAAAAAGGAATTGAAAATGGCGACCATCGAAGAACTCAATGAGGTTTTCACCAACGGACACGCACCGAAGGCGAAAAAGACCCTGCAGCGCGCAGGTTTCGTCGAAGCTTTCAAGGTGCGTGACCTCCTGCAAAAGCACGGCACCGTCAGCGGCGATGTCTACACGTACGCGGACGGCTGGAACGATGCGCGCATCGCAGAAGAGGCTGGCGTCGCCAAGGGCACCGTGAGCTTCGTGCGCCGCGAAGCCTTCGGGTCGCTGTTGAACAAGTCCGAACCCAAGGACACGAACGACGACCGTTTGACGACGCTCGAAAAGCGCATCGCCGCGCTTGAGCGCGTGCTGAAGCCCTTGATGTCTTGAGGGGGGGGGCGGCATGGAGCCGGGCATCGGTCACAATTCGGGGCTGTCATCGCGTGAGGGGCGGTGCCCCACGTGCGGGAACAAGGACCCGCACGACCGATCGGCCGCGCACCATGGCTTTTTCTTCGTCGTCCTGCGCATGGCGCTGGAGAATTGGCCCGAAAGCCATCCTTTCCAGCCCATCGACGAACCGCACTTGCGTTCCTGGCTTTTGATCGAAGCCAAGCATTGCGAGAGCGAGCTGACCGTTCGGCCGCCCGGCTGCTCGGTCGAGCACCTGATCGCCATCACCCGCGCCAATCGGCGCGCGTTCGGAGAGGAGGCGATGCACACGCGCCTGACACCGATGGTCGATCAGAAGACGGGCGAGGTGACCGGCATCACGGTCTGGCGGCCGAAATCCCTCAGCTTCAAGGACGAGGACGCCAAGCGCGTCGGGGCGCGCACGTTCAACGAGGTCTGCAACAAGGTTTTCGACATCATCGAGCAGGTCACCGGGGTCAACATCGAGAAGTGGAAGAGGGAAAAGAACAAGTGGCACGCAGCATAAATCCACGCACCGCTGTCGAGCGCGCAGAGCTTGAGGCCGAGCATTATCTCAATCTGCTGTGGGGCAGCGTCGAAGCGCAGGGGCTGCTCGCCGACGACCGCATCGAGATCGCGCGCCTTTCAGTGACGATGGCGCTCGACGCTGCGGCGCGCCGATTCTCCGAGCATGAGCTCAATCGGATTGCCGTGATCAAGGCGATCCTGGCGCTGGTGCTCAAGGACCTGGACGCGCGTGAAGAGCGGGCATCGGGTCGCAAGCTGACGGGGCCGCTCGCATGTTCTTATTGATCGACGGCTCGTCCTACATGCACCGCTCTTTTCATCAGCACAAGCACCTGACGCGCCCCCGCGATGGCCATCCTGTAGGGGCGGTGTTTGGCTTCATCCAGCACATGAGCGAAATCCGCTACGGTTACGTTCACACGCATGCGGCTGTAGTTTTCGACGGCAATGGCGGCAGCCGCCGCCGCATCGCGGCGCATCCCGGCTACAAGGCCCACCGCAACGAAAAGCCCTCGGCGCTGCTCGCGCAATATGACCTTGTGCGCGCCGCCGCCCGCGCTGTCGGTTTCCCTGTGGTCGAGGTCGAGGGCGAGGAAGCCGACGATGTCGTCGCGACCTACGTGCGCCGTGCTAGTGCCGCTGGGCTCGACGTGACCCTGTTCACGAACGACAAGGACTACCTCCAGCTCCTCCGACCTGGCGTGCGTTTCTTCGATTGGATGAAGGGCCGCTATGTCAACGAGGCCGACTGCCTCAAGAAATTCGGCGTTGCGCCGCATCTCGTGCCGCACGTGCAAGCGCTATGGGGCGATGCGATCGATGGCATCCCTGGCGTTGATGGTGTCGGAACTGTTTACGGCCGCGACGTGATCAACCGCTGGGGTGGGCTCGAGGAGGCCCTGGTCGGGCTCGCGACGAATGCCGACCAATGCGGCTGCTCTCCACGTATCCGCAGCGCCATTCTCGAAAACGCGGCGTCCGCGCGACTGTCCTTGCGCTTGGCGAAACTGTTCGACGACGTCGAACCGTTGCCTGAGATCGAAACGCTCGCAGCGGCGAACGAGGACCGCGACGCGCTGCTCGCGTTCATCGAGGACATGCAGTTCGTCTCGTTGAAGCGCCGCTGGTTCGGGGAGGCCGCAGCATGAGCCTGCACGTCATGTGCAGCCGCCAGGGCTGCAAGGCACAAGCCACCCACCACCTCAATTTCATGGCCTGGGGGCAGTCGATCAGGAAGGTCAAAGCCACCGCCATTATCGGCCAGCTGCCGCTGCCCTTGTGTTTCCATCATGCGAGCCTCGCGGCCGCCGAGGAAGGGCTTTTCAGCCCGGCGACGTGGGACATGGTCGTGAAGGAAGTGCATCGGCGCGGGCAGGACACGCCCTTGCTTGAGGACGTGCAGATCGTGCCGGTGCAGGGGCTCCCCATCAAGCAACCCGAGGAACCCGTGCAGGAGGCGTCATCGTGAACGCTTTCTCCAAGATCGAACACACGCCACCGCCCGCGAGCATCTACGAGGGCAACGGCTTCCGCATCCGCGTCAAGCGCACGAAAGACGGCAAGCGCTTCGGCATCCGCGTCACGCGCGAGGCCGAGGGCGAGGGCTACTCGTGGATCGGCCTGAAGCCCGAGGAAGCCGACAACCTGATCACGTGCCTCATCGAGCAATTGAGGTAAACGAAATGCTACGGGTGCTAGATTTGGAGACGACAGGAGTGGATCCGTCGAAGGACCACATCATCGAGATCGCGTCCGTCGATCTCACGCGCGACGGCGGCATCTGTAACCCGCGCCAGCACTACGTCGCACTCCCCGAAGGCGTGACGATCCCGCCCGAAGTGTCGGCGGTCAATCATATCCTGATGGAGGACCTGGAGGGCGCCATATCCCTGTCGTCGGCGCTTTCCATCTTCGAGGGGGCCGATTTCATCGTGGCCCACAACGCTGAATTCGAGGCGTCCTTCCTGCCGGCGGATCGCTTCCCGCGATTTCTGTGCACCTATAAGGCTGCGCTCCGGGTCTGGCCCGAGGAGAAAAAGCACAACCTGCAAGCGCTGCGCTACTCGCGCGGACACGTGCGCCCGTTCGGCAAGGCCCGCTCGGAAATCCACCCGCACCGCGCCTTGTCCGACGTGATCGTGACGGCCGCGATCATGCATGACCTGCTGCGGACTGGCGTGCGCTTCTCCGATCTTGAGGCATGGACGATGGAGCCCGCGCTGCATCGGATCTGCCCCATCGGAAAGTATCGCGGGCAGACCTTCGCCGAGATCGCGCGCACCGATAGGGCCTATCTCGAGTGGATCATCGGAGCGCCATCGATGCGCCCCGACGTGCGCTATTCCGCCGAGCATGCGCTCGCAGAGACACGCAAGGGGGCCGCCGCATGAAACCCTTTGGTGTCTATTTCTGGGGCGACGACAAGCGCCCTTATCGGGAGCGTCGCCAGGACCTGATGAAGTCCATGCGCACGCAAATGGACCCGATCGAGGCCGAGAAACAGGAACGCCGTCTGCTGCGCATGATGAAAAACGGCGTCACGCGGGCGCAGTTCGGCGAAATGGACGTGTCCATGGAGCGCGTGGAGGCCGTCGCCCGCAAGTACGGCTTCGACCTCAAGCGCAACACGGACACGGGCTGGCGTACGCCGCCGAACAAGCTGTCGGCGACGCAGCGCATCGCCAAGGCGCGCAGGGCTGCGGGGGCGAAGCGGTGAAGCGCCGGGACCCGCGTCTGATCGAGATCTGCGCCGCGCTCATCATCGAGCACGTCAAGGTCGAGGACGAGCACGGAAACCCGGTGCCGATGGTCACGCGCGAGGAAGCCAAACTCATGACGGCCGAGCAGATCTTCTCCCTGACGCAACGCGACCACGATCCGATCCGCGTCGAGACGGCCAAAGCGCTCGGCTGGACGCCACGACAGTACAACCACCCGACCAACATCTCCGTGAAGGCCATTCACACGCATCGCGTGAAGACCGCGAAGGTGGACATCCCAGAGATCGCCAAGAGCGACCGCATCAGCGCAGAGCAAGCCGAGTTTCAGCGTCGCATGCTGGCGAAGGTCGGCATCGAGACGGAGGCGCCGGCGAAGCAGAAGTTCAAGCGCAAATGGGCCAGCCGGTCCTTTGCACAGCAGAGGGGTGTCAGGCGATGAACATGATCAACCCGGAGGCCGTCTATCAGCGTGAAGTGCCCGTTGAAGCGCCGACGAACAGCCCGCTCGCACACCTGACGTTGCGGCTTGTCCGAACCGACGGCGTGCCGGTGATGATCAACCCGGCGCAGATCGCGAGCATCGAGATCGTGCAGGCGGTCGACCGCGAATGGGTCGCGTGCGTGTCTCTCGCCGGCGGCGGCTATCATATGTTCTACGCCGCAGACGTGGAGGCCGCCACCGGCGAGCGTCTGCCGCGCGGCGTCGATGATCCGAACTTTCAGTGACGCGTAGCAACCAGAGGGAAACGAAATGTTCGACGAAAACCGGAACTGGCAAAAGGATTTCACCGACGCGCCGAAGGATGAGCCGATCTGCGTGCTCGTGCCCACGGGCGACGCGAGTTCGCCGCTGCTCTACGAAATTGCGAGCTGGGAAGATGGCCAATGGGACGGAAGCTGGGCGACGGCATACCCGGACGCCCAGCCGGTGGCGTGGTGCTTTTTGCCTGACATCGATGACGACATCGCGACGGAATACGAACTGCCCGTGCATGTGAGCGGGGGCGAAGCCGCAGCCTGAAACAGAAGCGCCCGGCCGGTGTTCGCTGCGCGGCCGGGCGCTCTTATCCGAAAGGCAATGCCCATGATTGGAACGTGGAGCGGTTATCGCATCGTCGAGGATCCGAACCTCGTCGACATTGTCGAGGACTGGTCGCAAGTGCGGTCGCCATCCCGCGCGCGCCGCAGGCGGGCGAAGCATCGCCAGCGCATCGTTGTCACCCGCACGCCGAAGCCCGGCGGCTTCATCCTTGAGGCGCAGCGCGTGATCGTGATGCACCCGACTGTCGCAGCGCAGGCGCGGACCATGCTCGACAAGGTTTCCAAAACCGGGGGCAACTGGTGACGATCAGCATCACAGCACAGACGCCGGAGGTTTTTGACATCTCCGTCAAAAACCTCAAGGGCCGGTTGATGGCGTCGGAGCGCGGCTGGCTCCTGCGCATCAACGAGGAAGAGATGTCGTTCGTCGTGGGCCCGCGCGCTGACTGGCAAGAGGCGCTAGCCCGCACGCTGCGCCACATGGAGAAGGACCGACGCAATGGGTGAGCTTATCCTTGAGCCCATCGGCTACACCGAGGAGGAGGTCGCCAAGATCCTCAACTGCAAGCCGATGGCCGTCCGGCGCATGAAGATCGACCACTACTACCTGAGCCCCCACCGCAAGCGCGGCAAGCGTTATACACTCGACGGGCTCAAGCGTTTTCTGAGGAGGCAGCAGTGTCAGTTTACCGGCGACCAGGAAGCCCCAACTACCACTACGAATTTGAAATCAACAATCAACGCTTTAGAGGCTCTACGCACTGTGCATCCAAAACGGAGGCCCGCGCCGTCGAACGGAAGGCGCGCGACGACGCCCTCCAACAAATTGCACTGGAGCGACTGGACCCCCGACGATCCACAGTAGGCGACGTGTTCGCACGCTATTGGAAAAACTACGGCCACAAGCTCAAGGACACGGGTGTGAAGGCGCATATGATCGAGATGGAGAACCACTTCGGCGCCGACGCCATGTTCTGCGAACTGAAAACCTCGGACGTGGCTGCGATGCTCGAGGCGTACGCCGCCAAGACCGTTCGCACCAATCGCGGGGGCAGCGAGCGCCCCGGCAAGCCAAGCGAGAGCACCGTCAACCGACGCCTTGCTGTCTTCCGGCAGATCTACAACAAGGCCTCCGACGTGTGGGATCTCCCGACGCAGAGGATCAAATTCAAGGCGCTCCTGCGGGCCGAGCCCGACGTGCGTGTGCGCCACATCACCCTCGACGAAGCCAAGCGCGTCCTTCAGCGCCTGCCGGCCCACATCAACCTGATGGTGGCATGGTCACTGACGACCGGATGCCGTCTCGACGAAACCGAGACGCTGCGCTGGGACCGCGTCAACTACGACACCATGCAAGCCGAGGTCTTCAAGAAGGGTGGGGGCACCCGCTTCGTGCCGATCGACGCCAACGCTGTCGCCATCCTGCAATTGGCCGACCCGTCGGGGGTCGAGGTCTTCAACTGCACGAACCGGCGCAAGCATTGGGAGCGCGCCCTGAAGCTCGCGGGCATCGTCGATTTCCGCTGGCACGATATGCGGCACACGTTTGCGACCTGGCTCGGCCACAAGGGCGCAGGGTTGCATGTGATCCAGCAAGCGCTGGGCCACTCCAAGATCGAGACCACGATGCGCTACCTGCACGTCATCCGGGGTGACGTAGCCGCTGCCGTGAACAGACTGCCGGTGCTGATCGAGGGTCCGGTAGTGCCGATGAAGCGTGCGGGGGAGGAAGCGCCGTGAAGGCAAACCCACACAAAAACCCCCACAGAACGAAAAAACACGACGTAAGCGATTGAATTTTCAACCGCATCAGAAAGGGACCACGAGTTCCACAATCTGGTGCTCTAACCAACTGAGCTAAGGCGGCTTGCCCCGTTTTACTCAGGGAAAACGGGGGTCTGATACATGGTCCTAGCCTCAAAAGCAACCGAAACCGCCTGCCCGGATAAACGCGGAACAGACGCGGAACCGGCGCAGCCGGTCCCCACAAAATCCCCCACACAACATTTCTGGGACGACACCCGCGACGATTGGCGCTTCGGCACGTGGCGACCAGAGATTGCGCGGTTCGTGCGTCACCGCGGACTGGTGACGGCTAAGGACGTCGGCGCTCGCTTCCGTGTCGGTCCCGACATCGTGCGCGGCCGCATCGACCGGATGGTGCGAGAGGGCACCCTGGAGCGCGCCGGGCGAGGCTTGTTCCGAATTCGGGAGGCCGGCCCATGCTGAGCACCCTATGCGCCATCACGGGTCTCGTCTGGCTGTTCTTGTTCGCCCTGACGCTCAAGCCCTGGATGCTGATCCCCGCCGCCATCATGGCCGGGCTCGCCTACATCAACAGGGAGATGGACCGGGCGCGACGCGACTACCGTGCCGAGTTGTCGTCGCAGCGGCCGCCGTATCGGTCCGGGGACGAGACATGAGGGCCGCCGTGTGGGGGCTCGCCCTGGTGCTGCTGATGAGCGTTGCCGTCCTGAGTGTCGGTTGCGCCGCCGTGCAGCCCCGCGTGGTCGTGCATCTGCAGACCAATGCCGTGGCGTTCTCCAAATGGACGGACGCCGCCATCATCGCGCACTGCCGCGAACGCCCGCAACGCAACGCCTCCTGGCACTGGTGGGGCAAGGCCACCGGCTACAAGCCCAGCCCCGACTCACCCGACGCTTTGCGCATCCTGATTGGCATGGACTGGAGCGATCCCCACGCCGGATGGATGGAATATCGCGCCGTCGATGGCTTCCCCGTGCTCGAGAAGGGGCACCTATGAAGATCACGGTCAGCGTCCGCAATGACAACCCAAACACCATCTGGAACCGCCTCGCCATGCGCCTCGGTCGGGTGCCGACCTCATCCGAGGCGCGTGCCGAGGTGGAACGCATTCTCGCGAACCGCGAGGAGGCAACGACTGAAGCCATAACGAAAGACAAGACCCATGGGCAATCGCGCCATCATCACCTTGGAGGATAACAAGAGCAAAAAACATCCCGTCGCCCTTTACGTGCACTGGAACGGCGGCTTGGAGAGCGTGCTCGCCATGATCGAATACACCTGGGAGACGTTCGCCCAGGGCCGCGACGATCTCTACACGTTCCACGCCCGGCTTTGCCAGGTGATCGGCAACTTCTTCCCCGATGGCCTGTCGCTCTACGGTCTGCCGCTGGGCCAGGTGCGACGCTGGGAAGGGGGGCTCGACAACGGCGTGCATCACTTCAAGATCGCGCCCGAGGGCTTCAGCTATCTGACGGCCCCAGATCGCGTGGTTGAGGCGCGCACCCACGAGTACTGGCGCCGTCCGCAACCGATCAAGGCCACCCTCCACTCGGCGATGCCGCGCAAGGACGAGAAATACAATCACGTCGGCGGTGTCGTCGTCGACAGCGAAGCCATCCCCGATAACCTGCAACTGGTCGGATCGAAGAGTGCAGGGGCACCCCGCCGCCGTTGGGGGAATAGGCGGACGGCAGCGGGGTGCGGGGCCTGCGAGCCGCAAGGGCAGGCGGGGCAGGCTACCGGGCGAGCGCGGTGCCGATGACGGCCCACAAGCTCGAAGCGAGGACCGACACGGCGCACGCCGCCGTGACGGCCAAAAAGAAAGCGAGCGGCCTGCGCTCGCGGTCCTTGAAGGCCTGGACGATCACCGTCATAGGAAGGCCTTTCCGATGGCGACCACGGCCTTGCCGAACTGATCGAGCGTCATTTTTCCGCTCAGCAGCAGCGACAGAAGCAGCAGGCCCAGCCCATAAAGCACTCCGTCTCTCAGCCTGACGAAGCTCTTGAGCCAGTCCTCCATCCTCTGCTCTTGCGCCGTCATGCGCGAAGGGAACGGGGATAGGGTGCGCTCCATCTCCGAAACGCGCTCGGGAAGCGGCAGGAGCGGACCAATCTCCCGCGTCGTCGCTCGCAAACGGTCGTCCAGCTCGTCCATCCTCCGGCGGCCATCCGACAGTCGCTGATCGGTCTGGTTCGCGCGCTGAGAGATCGCCCCAAGCCGCTCGTCCTGGCGCTGGGCTGTCATCTGGTGCGCGACCTCGACCGCCGTCACCCGCTCCGCGAGCAGTCGCGTCCAGTCGTCGCTGTGTGACGCGTAGGATGAATGCGGCATCATCGTCCCTCCCAGGCGCTGGGATCGCCGCGCGCGTGGCATTGGTCATGGTCCCCTCTCGGATCTTGGTCGCGACCTGCGCGAGCCCCACTTCAGCTGGTCTTGGGTGCATTGCCGCGACATTTCTCGTGCTCGCGGTCCATACGCTCGATCACATTGTTCTTCTCGACTTGGCCGATCTCCAGCGCGTCGATGTGCATTTGCATCGACTGCTTGGTCGCGCCTTTCGATGTCCACTCAGGCGGACGCTCGACAGTCTTCCGCGCTTCGGCCTTGTCGGCTTCCGTGAACGACGGGCACTTCTTGGCCGTCAGATCCTTGTGGACGACCATCACCTCCGGCTCACTGGCGGGCACCAGCCCGCAGCCAGGGATCATGAGCAGGCACCACAACGAGATCAGCATCGGGACTAGCGCGGCGCGCATCGGATTTCTCCTCTTTCATCTTATCGACGACGGTACGCAGCACGGCCAGCTCTACATCCCGAGAGCGAAGGGTCTCGGAGGCCTGTAGACGAGCCTCATCTTCGGCGCGCGCCTTGGCGGCCAGCTCCTCGTTCTTGAGGCGAAGCCGGAAGGTTTCTGTGGCGCGCTCCGCGACGTGGGCGTCATAGGAGCGCTTCATCGCCGGAAGGCCCTGGGTGACGCCCAGATAGCCGCCACCGGCGACGAGAGCGATGACCAGGGGCCGGAAGACCCAGCTGGTCACGAAGCGCCCCGCGAAGAAGTCCGAGGCACCGAGGAGCTTGAGCGCCCAGAGGGCGATGGAGGCTGCGAGCGTGAACATGGGATCACTGTCCTCCCGGAGCGGCGTGCGCCGCCGTGTTGGCGCCGGAGCGGTAGTCGGCAAGGCGGCGCCAGTTGATGGTGCGGCCCCACATGAACAGCCGGTAGCCGACGTAGAGCGCAATGAGCGTGAGGAGCACGCGCGGCTGGATCAGCGCAGCGAAGACCGACCCCGACCTCGAGGCCACGGCCTGCACCTTCTCGATCTGATCGAACACGCTGTCGATCATGCCGAAGCCGCCGATGGTGTCAGCCAGGCCAAGGACGCTCGTGCCGACCACCACCTTGCCCGTGTTCTCGACCTTGTCGGCCTTCTCGACCGTCTCCGACCCCTGCTTCTTCAGGTCTTCCTTGGTCGCGAGCGCGCGGCCTGGCGTGACGGCAGCCGGAGGAGCGGCAGCCGCCGCCTTGAGCTCGTCGCGCGTCTTCTGATCGACGCGGCCCGTGCCGGGCAGCCCGTGGCTCACCTGGAAGCCAGCGACGGCCTTCTCGGTCAGGGATCCAAAGATGCCGTCGATGGCGCCCGCCGGATTGCCGGAGGCTGCGAGCCATCCCTGGATTTCCTTCACCTGTGGGCCGCTGTCCCCGAGCGCAATCGCGTCGGATTGGGCCGGTCCTTCGGCGCTGGGCCAGATCCGGCGCGCGGTTGCGAGGTAGGTGCGGAAGATCGCAAGCCCGTTGAACCCGCCGTTGATGCGGCGGCGCACCTCACGAAGGGTCGCGTCGTATCCGTAGACGGCCTCTCGATCGATCGCGGCGTTGCAGCGCTTGTCGGCCCACTCGATCAGCGCTCCGTGCATCGAGTTCAGCGGCTTCTCGACCTCGTCGAGGGGGCAGCCGACGATCTTGGCCGCGCGCTCGTGGCTGTAGCGCCCCGTCAGCTGCGTGATGCCACAGCCCCGAAAGCGCCAGCCGTCGCCCTTCTGGGTGTTGCCCAGCATGTCGGCCATTCGCTTGCAGCCGACGTTGCCGGGGTAGGGGATGCCGTAGCAGCGCTCCGCGATGGCGTAAGGGTTGTGCGCGAGGGTCTTGGCCTCCGGGTAGGTGATGCCCTTGTCGGAGAAGATCTGCACCATGCGCGCGGCGTCATAGTTCATGTTTTCCCAGACCAACGTCAATCCGCCCGTCTCGCACGCCCAGGTCGCGATCAGGTAGCACCAGCGGCGCTCCGTCGTGATCTCGTAGCGCTCAAGGAGAGCCAGACCCTCCGGCGACAGGATCGCATCGACGTAAGCGTCCCAGATTTTCGCCTGGGCCGGGTAGCGGGCAGGGCGCGGACACACACGCTGCATGTCGGCTTTCGTGAGCGAGAGCATGGAGTGTCCTTTGCTGTGTCAGCAAGACAGGTCGAGAGTGAAGGGGCCGGACGTGTACAAGACATAACTCGGGGTCGAGACGTCCCAGCTGTAGCCATAGAGTGCCGCAATCGCGCTGTAGCGCGTCAGGGCCGTGTACATCGTGTTGATGGCGTCGAAGTTGGTCGTGTATTCCGCGTTTGCGTACTGCCACTGCACACGAGGAGAGCGCGCCCAATTGAGCGTCGCGCTGGCTGTCGCAAGCCCGTTCCACGTTGCGGTGCTCACGTGGAATGTTGACTTGCTCAACTGCCCCGTAAGCACGGCCAAGTTCTTGAGCGCCGTGATGGTAGGGACGTTCGAGCCATTAGTGACCACGCGCGCGATCAGCATGTTGTCGTAGGTGCTGTCGAACGACGTGCTGCTATCGGTGTTGGCGCTTGGATTGTAGCCGCCGTCAGCCAGATCTTGCAGCATGAAGCGGCCGCGTGGGTACGTCGCCTGCGGAGCCTGCGACGTGCCTGGGGCGTACCATCGCAAATGATATGTCTTGCTCGCTTGCGTCGAGAAGGTCCGCTCGATCGATGAAAAGTGGGCCGTGTTAAAGCCGCGCAGACCGCGCCACACCCAGGCAAGGCCCGAATTGATCGAGACGCTGCCAGTCGATGAGGTGAACGTGAAGATATTGCTCGTGGCCAGGATCTCGGGGAAGATCGGGGCCAGGGGGATCGATGTCGAAGGGTTCAGAAGCTGATAGCTGCCACCGTCGTAGAGCAACGCGAGCATCTGGTTGGCGAGGATCTGGTTGCCAACCAGCGCCGTTCCATCCTCGCGCACCAAGGGATAGGTCGTGCCGTTGACGGAGATCGTTGTGGCTGCCGTATTGGTCGCGGCGGCCTTGACGAGGATAAGACGGGGCGGCACCGCAGGGATCGGCGTCAGCACAATCGAAAGCGCGTTGGCGGACCCCGCGTCGGCCGCGTAGATCCACGTTCCTGATTGCACTTTCGACGGGATCTGCGGCAGCTTCGCCAGCAGATAGGGCGCGAGCGCATGCGCCACGATGTTGACCGACGTGATCGTGGTGGCGCCAAATGCGACGGTGACGACCGCGAGCGGCACGTAGCCGGGGTCGGCTGTTGCCGTGCTTTGGGTTCCAGCCGTTGCGGACGACCCGGCCTTGGAACTCACCACGCACGCAGCGCGACGCACCGTGTAGTCGGTGACGCCGGAGTTTTCGGGGCCGGAGAACGGTTCTGCCGGATTGCTTTCGTTGTAGTAGGGGCGAACGACCGGCGTGTCGTCGGCCTCCGAGAACGTCGCCTGGATCAGGTAGTTGATTGCATGCCCGAAAGTCGCGGGCGCCGTCAACGTGATCAGCGCATCGTCGGCAAGCTCACCCAGGCGCATGATCGGTCGCGTGTCGCTCGCGAGCGTTCCGTAGGCATTGGCATCGACCTGACCAAGGACGCACAGCGACCCTGCCGAAACCTTGACCTGCATCGACGCAGGGCTTGTCTGCGTCACTTCCATGCCGTCGGCGACAGTCTCCAGGCCCATGACCTGGGCGATGAAGCGGCCAAGCCCCACATGCGAAAAGCGCTCGATCTTGAGCGCGTCCTCATCGAGGGGTAGCTGTCCCGGCTTGACAATAATTCGGTGCATCAGCCGATCTCCCAATGAGCATCGTCGGCAAAGTCATCCGGGATTGGCGTCATCGCCTCCAGCGCGTTCGAGCAGCCTCGAAGCGCCTTGATGTCGTCGGCCAGTGCCTGCAAGGCGGCCGCCTCTGCCACTTCAGCGCCGGACAGCGTCTCGCCGGAGACTTGCTTGCGCGTCAGTTCGAGTGCCCGCATCTGCGCGTTCAGCTGCTTTGTAATGCAGCTTTGGAAGTCGGAGGCGCCGGTGCGAGCAATGATGCGGCGCTGCGCCTCGTCCTTGACGGAGCGCACGCGCGCCGCCGCGTTTTCGGCCTCGAGCATGGCGAGGACAGTGGACCACGGAGGCAGCGTTGCCCCGAGCAGCGGAGTGACGCGCGCATTGTACTCGCTCTCCGTTTGAGGCTGCTCCCCTTCGATGAGGGTGTGGATGCCTTGTTGTGCAAGAAGAACTGCGAGCCTCATGTGGCGATCTCCATGGCGCGAAGGGAAGCCCCGCTAGCCAGCGTCAGGGTTTCCGGGGTCGAGGTATTCAGGTTGTTGCTGATGAGGCGGTACTGGACTTTCACGACGCCGCTAAGGGATCGTCGATATGTCGTTGCCACCGTGCGCCGATAGTAGCTGTTGCTTCCGCTGTCCGTACCGGCCCAGCCAGACATCACGCGGACGGTGGAATAGGAGCCGTAGCCGGCGCCCGTATCGACGCGCTCTTGCAGGGTAACGTCGCCGGCGCAGCTTGCGGTAGCGCGGGTCATCAAGGCGGAGCCTGCGAAATCGACGTAGAGATGGCTGTTCGCCGCCTCGACAGGGACAATCTCCGACCCCGTCATATATACGGTGCCGGACACGGTGGTGGTTTGATCGGTTCCGAGCACGTCAAAGACGACCTGCCGAAGGCGAGACGAGAGACTTCGGACGTTAGCAACCGAGAGTGCGGATGGTGCCGCCGATGAGCCTCCATTGTTGCCCAGGATCGTGGCTGCGCCGATCGAGGCGATCTTCGCAAGAGTGACGTTGCTGTCAGCGATTTTGGCCGTCGTGACATTGGCGTCGGCGATCTTCGCAGTCGTGACGTTGGCGTCGGCGATGCGCACCGTCGTCACCCAATTGTTGGCCAGGATCGCGGAGATCGCGGTTCCAACTTCCGCGAACGTGTCGTAGGCCGCATTGGCGCTGGCCACGAGCGCGTCATAGGCCGACCTCAGCGTGTTCAAGGCGCCCGAGACGCCGGTGCCGGACACGGTGCTGTCATTTGTGATCGCGCTTGCAGCGTAATCGCCGGGAACAGGGACAACGGCGCCGGAGCGGCCGTTGAACGAAGCCACGGCGCCGGAGCCCGCATCGCCCGTGCGAGCCCATTGCACCGAAAGCGCGTCAGAAGCCGAGAACGATCCGGCCGCGTCATCGACCGTGACCGTGATCTGTCCCCATGTCGTGTTGTCGGTGACGGCCGCCGTGATCTTGAACACGACGTAGTTCTCGGGGGCCGAGATCTTGCTGACAATCAAGCGCGCCTTGTCGGTCGAGGTCGAGCCGCCCCAATTCTTCACCCAATTGGCGACGCTCGGGTTGCCGCTTTCCCCGTTCGAATACGAGATCGCAATCGCGGTGACGGAGGCGAGTGTCGCGTTGTCGAAGCGGACGTTGCCAGCGGACGGATTGCCCATCGTGGTCGAAGAGGCAAACAACCAGCGCATGCCGGCGTTGATGCCGTTGGTACCGTTCGTGCCATTGGTCCCCGCTGGGCCCGTTGCGCCTGTAGCGCCGGTCGAGCCTGCGGCGCCCGTGGCGCCGGGCGTACCGCGCTCGCCGGTGAGATTGATGCTCCAATCATCATATGTGCCGGTATTGCCGTCCGACAGGTCCATGGTGACGGTCAGCGTCGTGCCGACGTAGGAGGCGACGACACCCTCCATCCAATGCCCCGTGCCCGCGCTGGTGGCGCGGATGCGCGCGCCGGTCAGGTAGGCCTTGCCGGAGGTGATCGTGAAGGCCTTGGAGCCGGAAGCGGCGTTCGCAAGGCTCGTCGTCGAGGTCGCGCCATAGCTCGCCCCTGGCGTGCCAGAAGGTGCGGGGAACACGCACATGATCGTCCCCTGCACCGGCATCGCGGCTGACGCGATCACGTTGCCGATGGGGATCTTCCAATAGGTGGTCGCATCGACCGCCGAGCCGATAATGTCGGCCTCGAGATAGCGGGTGCGGTCGACAGTCGGAAACAGCCGCAGATGACTGCCATTGTTCATCAGCGAGCCGATGAGCGGGCCGATCGGGGAGGAGTTGCGGTCGGTTTTGGAGATGTAGAGATAGGTGGCCGACCCCCAGGCCACATTGTTGAGCCGAACGTACCCAGCACCCGGATCTGCGTCTGCCGTGGCGAGGTCGAACATATAATCGACGCCGGGGTTCGGCTTGTCCTCGAACAGGGCATTGAGGCGAGAGGCCGTCAGGATCTCGGTGCGCGTGATGGGCGTCGTCATGTCAGGCTCCGATCATCTGGTAGGCGTTGCCGGCGCCGTTCAGAACGAGCATGCGAATGGTGTTTGCGGGCCATCCGCCGCTGGTGAGCGCGGATCCGGCCTTGTCCACGACGGAGACAGCGCCAAGACCGTTCGGGTTAATCGTGGTCGCGCCCGAATTGTTGTTCGATCCCTTGAGGACGGTCAGCATGCGCGGGAGCACGGTCGGGGCCGGGTCGAGGGTGACGACAAGCGCATTCGCGGTGCCGGTGTCGGCGGCGTAGGTCCATGCGGCCGTGCGTTGCGCGCTTTGCGCCGAAGGCGCGCGCAGGAACGGGTTCGGGGAGACGGTCGCGATATTGGCATTGACGACCGTCGTGGCGCCGTAGGCGACCGTCACCACGTAAATGCCGTTGAAGCCCGCGTCGGGCGAGGGCGTCGTCTGCGTGCCGGTCGAGGCCGAGGTGCCCGGCTTGGCGTTGACAGTGCAGAGGCACTTGCGCGTGGTCATGACCGTCGCGCCTTGCCCATCGGGGCCGAGCAGAGACTGTGCGGGGTTGTCGACGTTGAAGAACGGCAGCACCAGCGCATCGCTGTCTGCGTCCGACAGTCCCGCCTGGATCAGATAATTGATCGAGTGACCGACCGTGACGGGGGCGGTGAGGGGGATCGTGAGGTTGTCGCGCAGGACGCCTTGCTTGATGATCTGGTGGGTGGTGTCGGGGGCGAGCGAGCCGAACGCCGTTTGATCGACGGGGGCTTGCGCGTAGATCGAGCCGGGCCCGACCAGCACGCTCATGTTGGGCGTCGCTTGCTGGGCGCAGGCGAGCCCGTGCGCGGCAAACGTCGAGCCCATCAGCGACCAGATCAGTCGTCCGAGCGCTTCCATGGCGTAGCGTTGCGGCAGAAGCAGATCCTCGTCGAGGGGCTGCGCGCCAGGCCAAATGATGCGACGATCCACGATGCAATCTCCCCTCAGAACGCCTTGGCCTGATCGGCCTTGGCGCTGTCGACGCGGAACTCGTTGTCGGTGCTCTCGATGTCCATCCAGATCAGCGTGCCAGCGGCTTTCACGTCAGCTGCGACCTGATAGATCTGCGCGTCCGAAACGGGGCCCGCGATCTGGCGCTCACCAACGTAGGTCAGGCGACCACGCCCATACCCACCGGCGGGCTCGTTGTAGCCGGAGACCAGCGGCACGCCCTGGCCGGAGGGCCTGAAGGCGGTCATGAAGATCTGGGCCGGAAAGTTGCGGCTTCCCCAGCGCCCCGTGACATTCCAGGCGGCGCCATACCCCTTGACCGAGGGTCGGGGCGACCAGCCGCCGGTGTCGGTCGGATTGGCCGGCTCAAAGAAGCGGGGTGTGCGCCCCGTGAGCGCCTGCACCGCGCCGATGATGGCGGCGCGCGTGGCCCGCGGACGCACGATCTCAGCGAGAATGCGTGCCCGGTAGGCGTCGTCGAGTTCGTTCACGGAGCGACGGAAGCGAAGCGCGAAGAAGTCGTAGGCGAGCACGTCGAGCCAGCCATCGCTGGCGGTGCCGATGCGGGTCTGGGCGCGCGCGTAGGCAATGAGCGAGAACACGTGCGCGGCGACGATGGCAAACCCCGTCAGTACGCCGTCGAGAACGGGCGAGACGCTGGGAAACCAGCTTCGCGGAATGACCGCCTTGGAGCGCGCCAGCATCTCGTCTTGATCGCCGATGGCCATGGGTCAGCTCACCGTGATCGTGCCGGGCTTCACCGTCTGCACCTTGCTTGCGACAAGGTCGGCCGTCAGGCCGTTCAGGGTGATGGCGGTGACGTTGCGGACGCCGGGGGAGGCCTCGTAGGCCCACTGGGCGAGCTTGGTATAAGGGAGCGAGTTGCCGAGCCCGAGCGCCTTGATGTTGGTCATGAGGCTTGTTCCGACGCGGCCGCGCACGTCGACGACATCGTATCCGGGGGCGATGGTGAGCGTCATGGCGACTGTCGCAGTCAGGATCGACGGGGAGACCACGGCCATCATGATGCCGCCCGCGCGCACCGTGTCGACGGCCGCATAAACATCCGTCACCAGCGCGCTCGGCGGGGTGCCGGACCCGTCATCGATGCAGACGAGGAAAGAGCCGGGATGGAAGGAGCCGTTCGGGTCGTAGTTCTCCGTGATCGTGAATTCGATGCCGATGCGCTGCCGCTTCGCCTCGAACTCGATCGCGGCTGCCGTCGCCTTTGACAGGGAGTTGATGTAGGCGGTGAAGCGCGTCTTGACGCTCTCGTCGCCCTCCTGTTCGCCGCCGCCTGAAAATGGCGCGACGTTGTTCACCGTGTCGACGTAGGTGATGGAGCCGACGATGGTCGTGACCGTATTGGCGAGCACGTTGCCGCCCGCGCCCGGCGCCGTGGCCTCGACGGGGACACTCATCGAGGCAACGCCCGAGGGGATCACGTAGCCGGAGAGCCCGGCATTGTAAGCGGTGTTGCTGCTGTCGATCACGACGCGGAACGTCTGCAAGGTGTCGGCCGTGCGTACGACGGCGCCGATCGGGATGACGGCTTGTGCGGAGGGCGTGAAGCGGGAAAAAGTGACCGTGCCAAGCGCCTTCTGGGCGCCAAGCCGCGTCATACCGAAGTCTTGCACGAAGCTGTCGACATCCGAGCCCGTAGAGGTCGAGAGGCGGTTTGCGCGCAGAACCTTGATCACTTCCGCTTGCAGCCACAGCGAAATGGCAGCGTTGCTGTCGACCACGGCGCGCAGGATCGAGCCCACGGAGAAGTCGAGAAGCTGGGAGCACTTGGCCTGCATCGCGGCGGCCTGGCGCTGCACGAGCTGGGCGAGGGAGCGTGTGGAGATCGCGGCCATCAGGGCGTTACCTCGAAGGGAAGGTCGATCATCTGCCCCGTCAGGGCATCGGCGTACTGGATGCGAACAAACACGCCGTCAGGGATCGGCTGCACGGTGATCTGGGGAATGGGAGTTCGTGCGACAGAGGCCTCCAGATGGATCTGCCCCCGCACGATGCCCTCGATCAGGCCGCGGTCGAGCACATCGCCGACGCGGCGGCCCATGCCGGCGCCGTAGGGAGGCGACCAGATGTACTCCTTGAGATTGGTCATGAGCCGGCGGATCAGCCGCTGCTCGCCCCTCTGCGTGCCGGAGACCCCGACGAGGTCGCCGGTGGCGCTGACGAGGAGGTCTGACCCCCATTCGTGGAATATGTCAGCCATCGGAGAGATCCCCCAGGATATAGATCACGCCAGGGGCGCCGGTGAAGGCCGTGGAGGCATTGGCCGGGCCGCCCACCCCGTAGGCCGTGGCGTTGGCTCCGAAGCCGTCGCACCCGCCCCAGAACGAGGCCCCGCCCTCAGCATCGCCCTTGGTCAGGGTATTCGTCGCCGTGCTGCTGGCCGTGCTCGTCGCGGGGCTGCTCGCGGTGCTCGTCGCGGTGCTGGTGCTGGTGGCCGTGCTGGTCGCTGGGCTCGATGCGGTGCTCGTGCTGGTCGCGCTGGCGCCGTTGACAGTGTTGTACGAGCCGGTGAATGGTGAGTTTAGGTTTCCAGAGGACACGATCAGCGGCAAACCCGTCACGCTGACCGACGTGCTCGTGCTGACCGTCGTGTTGACGGTCGTATTGACGGTCGTATTGGTGGCGACGCTCGTGTTGACCGTCGTATTGACGCTGGTGTTGACGTTCGTGGCCACAGCCGTCGCCACATCAAGCACAGGGCAATAGGCGCCCCGCCCGCCGATGAGGTTCATGTCGCCACCGGAGGCACCCCCGCCCAGCATGCCGTTGCCCGCAAGCGCGTTCAGACCTGCGATCTGCGTGGGGTTGCCCGTCCCGGCCTGGCCGACGGAGAAGGCGATGTCGGTGCCGGCCAACTGCGAGAGATCGAGCATCTTGATCGCGGTCCCGCCAGCGCCGCCGCTGTTCGAGTTGGCCGTGCCGATGCCGCCGGGGCCGGTCGCAATCACGAGCACGCGCGCTGTCTTGGGATGAGGCACCCACAGGCCACTCGCCGCCGTCAGAATGGTCAGCTTCTGCCCGAGCCCGCCGAAAGGCGGACCCAGCACAGAGCCGAACAGCGCGGAGGGGAGGGCCGGAAGGCTCACGCGTCGCCTCCCATCGCGATCACGTTGAAGGTCTCGCCCTTGTTGGTGGCGAGCGCGAGGATGTCGCCGGATTGGAGATAGAACGCCTCGGCGTTGATGGTGCAGTCGAGGTCGAGGGACCAGCGCAGGGTTCCATCCGTGATATTCTGCGAGGTGATCGCTTTCACTTGCCACTCGCGCACGAAGCGATACACCCCGGTCGTCGACTTCTTGATGTAGGCGTGGATAAAGCCGACCGTCGTCGGGCCCGTCGCCTGGACGCGCAGACGGTCGAGACGGGTACGGTTCGAGGCGTTGCCGGTGTGGACGTCCACAATCGCCCCGGTGCCGTCGCGGTTCGTGTTGGCCGTCGTCAGCTGCACGATCTTTGTGAAGGGTGTCGGCATCTCTTACACTCCTACGAATTCTGATGGCGTTGGCGTCGGAGGCGCAGCCGGGATCGAGCCCGCGCCGGCGCCCATGTAGACCTTCGACTGCGTCGCCATGTTCGCGTTGCCAGCGGTGTCGGGATCTCCATTCATGATCAGCGCCGCAGTACCGTCGGTGCCGCCGAGCACGAGCTTTTCGGAGGCGTCGAGCATGATCTTGCGACCCTTGATCAGCACCTTGCCCTCCCCCTGGAAGACGATCGCGCTCTCGCCGTCGGCGTGCGTCATCTCCATGGTGTCGTCGCGCATGACGAAGGCGTGCTCCTTGCCGTTGCCGTGTTTCACGGTGAGCACGTTGTCCTTGTCCATCTTGATGTAGCCCTTCGACTTGTGCATCAGCACCATCTCGCCGGCCTCGACCTTCGGAGGCTTCTGCTCGTCGTTGTGGGCGCGCTTCATGATGAAGGGGGCGTTACGGTCGCCATCGGTGAAGCCGACGAGCACAAGGTCCTCGAGTTCGGGCGCCATCAGCAGCCCGTAACCATTGCCGACGTGCTCGACCGGGAGCGGCATCCACTCGGTCAGGATTTCCTCGGGCTGCAATTCGACCTTCACCGCGTATTTGTCGGGGTCATAGCTCTTGACGAGACCCCATTGCGGCACGGGCCGCGCGTTGAGCGCGCGGTCGATCTCGCGGCGGATCAGGTTGGTGATGTAGGCGGCCCCCATCATCTAGCGCCCCCTGCGGCCCGACAGCCGCGTGATGTAGGGGGCGTGGATCGAAACCGCGTGATGAATGCCCTCGAGCGTGTAGGACCCATCGAGAGCCGTGCCCGAAATCGACATCGTGGCGCCGTTGCGCTTCGACGGATCGCCTGGGATGGTGACGGTGCAGCCGAACTCCTTGTCGGCCCAGTCCTTGAGCGTGTTCTGCGCGATCGTCCCCGCTTCGCCATCGTCGCCGTTGTTGTAACGGTGCGTTTTGATTTCCATCTCGCCGCCCTGGCCGGGCTTGGTGGCGTCGCCGCGGATCTTGCGCTTTTTCTTGGCGTGGTACCCAGACACCGTGACCTTGAGGGTCTTGGCGAGCGCCATGTTGCGGCGGAATTGGATGTCGCAGAAATTCGCGCTCGCGGCTTGGCCTTGTGACTGCGGACGGAAATTGAACGAGCCCGCGTTGCCGCCTGCAACATCGCCATAGTAAAGCGTGCGGCCGAGCACGTAGGCCGACACGCCCTCGATCTTGGCGTAGTTGTCGATAATCGACCAAAGCGAGCGGGCTTCTTCAAGCGCGGCGCGGTGCTTGCTCTCCCACTCCTTACCGGCGTCGTCGCCGACCATGCCGCTGCTGCCGCCCGCAAACCCGAGCCCGGCACGCCCGGCCAACTCCTGCACCACGCTGGCGCGCGAGCGGTTGTCGAACGTCTCCGTTGTCGTCTTGTCCATCAGGAGCGCGGACAGGTCCCGGCCGTTGATGCCGATCGTTCCTGCGTGATAGTCGAACGACACCATGTCGACCTGCCCCGTGAACAGGTTCTGCCCGAGGATCGTGATCTCGACCTCGATCGGAGCGGCCGTCGCCCAATAGTCCGGGGCGTTGTTCGGGTCGTTGAGCGACATGACGGCGTGAAACGTCCCTGCCGACCGCGTCATGTTGAAGTCGCAATCGACCGAGATCGGCGCCACCGAGAGGCCGCCTGCGGAGATCGTTGCGGTGATATCGCGGCTGCTCATAGCGCCAGCACCCCGTCATAGCTCGATTTGGTATCGAGCAGGGGAAGGCGTATTGACATGGTGCCGTTGATCCACGGGTCGGTGATCCCGTTCAACTTGGCGATGCGGGTCCACTGCGCGGCGTCACCGAGCTCGCGCGCAGCGACCGCGAATAGCGTGTCCGAGGACACGGTGATCGTGCGCATCTCCGCGATTTCGAGGACGGTCGTGCTCATTGCGCGCCCCCCGTGACCTGCCGAAGGTTCGCCTCGATGCGGCCTGCGTAGGCCCGACAGTCGAGCAGACCGTTCATCTGTGCGAGAGACGCGTCAGCCGCGTTGATCGCGGCGATGGCGTCGAGCGCGAACACGCCCGCGGCGACGCCTGCAATCGCGAGTTCGTCGCCTGAGAGTTGCGGGTCAAGCTCGGCAACGCGGACGTCGATGGCCTCGCTCGTGGCGCGCGCAACGATGCGCATGGCCGTCAATTCGGAAACAGTTGCCTCGTCCAGATCCTCGACCTGGTTGAGCGCGTCCGAGAGCGCCGAAAACTGCGATTTCACGTCTCCCACGTAGACGGTCATAGGGGACCGTCCGGCAGGTTCTTGATGCTGGTGGCAAGCAGGCTCACGTCCGCCGAGATGGCAGATCCCATCGACGCGCCAGATTGGCCTTGCCGGTCAACCTCGGAGACGACGCAGCGGACCTTGTAGGGGATCTCGTAGCGCTTGTGGTAGTCGGGCTCGAATTCCTCGACGACGACCTGAAACGTCAGCCCACCCCACGACAGCGAGACTTCCTCGCCCGAAATGCGCATGGCGTCGATTGCGCGGGCGCGCTGCAGCGCGTCATTGCCGCGAAAGCGGCCGAACCAGCGCAGATCCTCGGGGCTCGGCCCCATCTTGTCGAGCACGCGCTCGCCACCGATCAGCGTGTGCCGATTGATGATGTGCTTGCCGCCGAATGGAATATTCTCGGGCACCTCGAAGTCGCGCAGCGCGACTTGTCCGAGGACCACAACAGTGTCCGCCTGCATCTCGACGTGTTCCCCAACACGCGAAAAAGGGGCTGAAAGCTGTTCGCTTTCGCCCCTGGCGGCCTGCGCCCGATGAGCTGCTTCCTTTTCCGATTTCTCGCCGAAGCAGCAACATGCGGCGCGCACTCTTTATGCCCGCGTCGCGCCACAATGGCAACCCCAATTCGCCATCTCAAGCAGCGCAGGAGGCAAGCATGATCCCCGTTAACGAGGTTCCCTATGTGGTCACAGTCAAGCAGGACGGCGAAGAGATCTTCCGGGCAGAGGTGATCATGACGCCCGAACGTAGCTTCTCCGAGGACATCGCGTCGGCAATTGCGGAGGCCGAGAGGGTGGTTCCTGATTTGCGGAGCGACCCCCGCAAAAGGCTTGCCGTCATGCGGGCCTGAAACAGAAAAAGGGCCGCCCCATCTCTGGAGTGGCCCAAGTGCGGCGAGGTTTTTACTGACCTCAGTAAATACCCCGAGGTTTTTCGTGAGGTACCGAAAAACCCCTCACGTTGCGATCGAGTTGTCCGGCAACAGCGGCTGCATCTGCCGGTCGAAGCCCATGCCGCCCGTTGCATGTTCCGCCATGCGCGCGATCTGCATCGCGACCACGTCGGCAATCGTCCGGCTGTCGAGATTGATGACCGTGCGGGTCTGGATCATGCCGTTCTTGTCCATCCCCGGCACGTAGCGCTGCAACTGGAAGCTTGGAACACCACTGCCGGGTTCGAAGCCGGGGTTGCTGTTCGGTCCCGGCGAGCCCGGCACAGGAGAGACTTCGCCGGGCTTCAGTGGTCCGCCCTTCCAAGACCCATCGAGCCCGAAGATCTTTTTGAGGTTCGGCAGCAGCGAAAGCAGGGCGTTCTTGATCATGTTCCCCAACTCCCCGAACACTGCGGAAACCGTCTCCGTCAGCATGTTCGGGATCTTGCGGAACCAGTGGTCGACGTCCTTGGCGACGGCCGTCACCGCTTCCGTCAGCAACTGCGGGACAGCAAAGAACAGTCGGCGGGCGCCACTCGCGATATCGCCCACCATGTCCTTGAAGATGTAGTCGAGCCATCCCTGCTCGGGCTTCACCTTGATCTTGGCTTTGACGTCAGCGAAGCCCTCGGCGATCTTCTGCGCGATATCCTGCGCCCATGTTTTGACCTTGTCCCACTTGATCGCAACCAGTGTGCCCACCGCCGCGGTCAACGCGACCACGCCAGCGGTCGCAAGCGCAATCGGGCCTGCGAAGATCGCGATCAGGGCGCCGACGCCTGCCGCGAGCAACACGAGACCGCCTGCCATCGCGGCCGAGACCGCCATGCGGGCAAAGACCGGGTTATCGCCGAAGAATTTGGCGATGCCCGCCAGAATTCCGTTCAAGGACTTCAGCCCCTCGATTGCACTCGGCAGCATTGGCAAGGACAGGGCATCACCAATGGCGTCAAGCTGCGCGTGAAACGCGCCCTTCTGCATGTTGTAGTCGCGTTCCCACACCTCGACAGTCTTGGACAGGCCGAAACTGTCCTGCAGGATCTTCTGGTCGCGCTCGATCTTGCGCACTTGCAGGGCGTAGATGTTGGCGAGGCCCTGCGCCGTGCGGTTGCCGAAGGCGATATAGAGTTCGTTCTGGATCTTCGACATGCCCTCAAGGCCGAGCCCGTCCTTGAGGTCCCCCTTGGCGATGGCATCGATGTGCGCCTGCGTGATCTTCCCCTTCTTGATCATCGCGGGAATGACCGTGTTTTTCATCCACAGATCGGGGTCGGTCTGCGCCTGATCGGCGCCGATGATCAGCCCCGGCATGTTCCGGCGCAGGCGACCTTCCGGCGACAACGCGCCCAGACGGCGCGCCTTGGCCTGATCGACGAGCCCCATATCGTTGAACCAGTTGCGGGACTTCTCCGTCATCATGCCGCCCGCGACGGCCTGGTTCATGCTCATGATGGCGACGCCCGTCGAGGAGCCGCCGAGTTCCTGGCCGATGGTCGGCAAGACAGAGCCGATAAAGCGATCAGACCAACGCATCGCGCTCGACCGGCCATACTTGGCCATCAGCGCCATGTCCTCGGGCTTGATGAGGCCGTTAAAGGCGTTGATGATCTTCGTCTGCATGTCGAGGTATTGGACGAAGCGTTCTTTCGTCATGGCGTTACCGGTGAGTTCCGCGGCGCGCACCGACGCGATCACCTGCTTGTGCAGCGCCGAGCCCTTTTCATCGCCAAGACGCAACTTCAGCGCCATCAGCATCTGCACCATCGGTTCGGCCTTGGCCATGGCGTCATCTTTGCTGCCGAGCGCCGGCGCGATCTCCTTCATGATCTCCAGGATCTCGCGCGGGGCGAGGGCCTTGTATTTCTGCGAAAGCTCGCGCGCACGCTGATAGCCGTGATCGATTTCCTCCGGCGACCATGAGCCGGTTTTCATCTGGTTCTGGATGTTGAGCAGCTTGCCGCCATGGTCGACGATTTTCGAAACACCCTCGATGATCTTGGTGCCTGCCCACGCTGCGCCCAAGCCCACGATGGCGTTGCGGATCGTGTTGAAGCCGCCCGCCGCATTCATCGTGTGCCGATGGATGCCGAGCAGATCGTGCGCGATGGTTTGCAGGACCGGCGAAACTTGGTTAGTCATAGTCATACGCACGGCGATGTCGTAGATCGAAGCCATGGGAACACCTCCCTTGAGGGAATAATGGGAATGCAGGTCGAAGCTGAGGCTTTGGCGAAGTGGGCAAGCGAGGTCGCGTCGTGCGGTTGACCGACGACGTGGCCTATTTGCTGAAAGCGGGAGTTGCCCGCGGGCATCTGGAGCGCATGAGCGCGGAAGAACACGCAGCGGCCGCGCGCCGCCTGCGTGGCGAGATGTCAGTCGTTTACAGCACCCCGTCGAAGTCCGGGCCGTGCCGCTCCTGCGGCAAGCCCATCGCACTCAACGCGCGCTGGTGTCCGGGCTGCGGGCACTTCGGCGTCCCCAATGCCAAGATGGCGCGCGTTCTGCGGTGGATCTGGCTCGCCCTCGCAATCGTTCTGGTGCTGGCCATCCTGATCTAGGGGGACAACGATGCTGCGAAAGATGAGGCTTGCGGTTCTAGCCGCCATCTTGGCGACAGTCTCAGGCCCTTGCGCAGCGTGGCGCTATGCCGAGGTCAAGGACCAGATCGGCAACAAGCCGACCGAACAGGTCGTCTCCAGCATGGACCTCACGTCGGGAGGCGTTGCGGCCTTCCGATGCAGCAACGCGTCAAACCTGAGCCTGTTTTATCAGGTGCCGCACATCGTCAGCGACGACGAACTCGCTCAACTGCGTAAGGAGGGCGCCAAGATCGGCGTCACGATCTGGGAAGACCCCGGCGACGAGGCCATCCTGATCGAGACGCGGTTCGAGCGAACCGCGAACGGAAAACTGCTGATGATCGGCTACGGCGACAAGCTGCGCGAGATCGTCTTGAGCCTTCGGCGCATGAACCTGAGCATTGGCCTCGTGCTCGATGTGCCGAGCCGCGAGGCCTATTCGTTCCAGTCGGCCGCGATGGTTGGCCGGACCTTCGAACAGTTTCTCTATTTCACGAAGGGCTGCGGCATCAATTAGCGCAGGAACAGCCCCCGCAGACAGCGGTCGCCGATGATCTGCGACGCGCGTGGCTCGACCGCCTGGGCGGCAGGCTGCAACACCGGGCGCGGCGGTACATGCCCGGTTCCGAGTTCATGCCAGATCGCTTTGGGGTTGTTCGACCCGACCTCGACAGTCGTATCGTCCACCAAGTTCACCCCGTAGTCGCGCCGCATTTCCCCCGTCTCGACCAGCGGCGTGTCGCCGTTGCGCTTGCGCGCTACCGTCGAGGGTTGAAGCGGCGGCCAGCCATAGCGATAGGTGCCCATCGCAGACCGCGCCTCGGCGAGGATGAGCTGCCCCACCTCGTTGAGCGCGTGCCGCTGTTCGTGCCGGGCAACGAGCGCGTGCATGGTGAGGTGGGTCGAGAAGGATTGCAGCGAGTGCGTTCTGGTCGTCATGCGTCCCTCTTGACCCACTTGCGCTCGCGCCAATCCCACTCGCCGCCGTCGAACTGGCCGAAGATCACATGCGCGGCGAGCGCCCAATCGTCAGGCCAGGAGAAAGCGACATCGAACGGCACGCCGTTCTTCACGAGGTGCAACCTCAACTGAAGATCGGCGTGCTCGGTCAGTTTTTTGCGTCGTCGAGGCTGGTCGCCATCTCCCTGGCTTCCTGCGTTTCCTCGATCCACTTTTGCAGGAGTTCCATGCCGCTCTCGCCGATGCTCTCCATTTTCTTCTCGGCCTCGGCGGGATTGGCAGGCATGAAGTCGTAGCGGTTGTCGTCGATGGCGCGCACGGTCGCCGTGCAGATCGCCATCGTGAACCAGACCGTATTGGCCGCGTTCTCGGCGCCCATCTTGCGCGACAGCTGCATCATCTCCATCGTCGACAGTCGGCGCAGCGTGAAATTGCGGCCGTAACCGTCCTCGATAGACACGGTCGGATGCGCGCCCATCGCCATCGCCTGCTGCGTCGGCGTCTGGCCCTCGGCAGGTTTCGCCGCGATGCGGGTGATCTTCGTCATGTGTTTGTGCCCTTCAGGTTAAAAAAGCAGGGCAGACCATCCGCCCTGCCGATTATCGCTTTCCCCATGCGCGCGGTGTCAGGCGACGATCACGCGCCGCGATGCCTCGCCGCCCAGCTTCATCTTCACGTAGCTGTCGGCTTTCCACGTGCCCGCATCCTCGAAATGCAGGCTGACGCCTTCGTAGCGGTATTGAGAGATGGAACCGTCGGGCTCGGTGATGGTCTCGAGCACCGTGACGTTCTCGACAGTCGCGCCTTGGAAGTAGGCCGCTTCGACCGCAGAGAAGAAATCGTCGAGTTCGCGATTGTTGCGATCGACCGAAAACGACAGCGTCCACGTGCCGGGGATGGTCGCCGTGCGCGTGATGCCGTCGAGCCCGTGGCTCTCAAGCTTTTTCTGCTTGGGCTTGCGGTCGAAGTCGGTGATGCCAGCGATCTGGAGCTGGCCGCCACCGGGGAGCGTGCAGTTGACCGCGATGTCGCGGCCGATGGAGAGAGTGCCGAATTGCGATGCGACGGGCATGGGTGTGGTCCTTGTGCGAGAGGAGGACCTGGCGCCGGTCTAGCGCCAGGGTTTCGCGTGACTGGCGTCAGAAGGGCGCTTGGTTCTGGCGCGTGATGTTGACCGTCTGGCCGCCTTCCAAGTTGATCACCAGGAATTCGACGATCGACATGTAGACGACCCGCACGTAGGCGAAGGCGTATCCGAGTGCGATGGTCTCGTTCGAGTTGTTGGTCTTGTTCACGACCACGTCGAACTCGTCGATCATCGGATATGGCTGCGTGTTCGCCAGCACCGACAGGAAGGCGTCGAGCGTCGCCTTGATCTCGCGCCGCGTCTTGTCGTCGACGCGCCGGGATTGCAGCGCACCGATATAGATGCCCATGCCCTTCGCCATGGTCTTGGCGAGGTAGTTGGTCATCATCGTATAGTTCTCGCCCCGCGTTGACGGGTTCGAGGAGGCGTTGCGGCCGGTGCGGAAGGCGAAGTAGTTGCCACCCGGCGACGGCGAGGTGAGCACGTCGATTGAGAGCCGCTGCAATTCCGTGACGTCGCCGTCCGAGTAGGGCATGCCCGTCTCGGTGCGCTGCGTCGCGATCACACCCTGCACCGTCTTGTTGAGGGACGAGTGCTCGGGGCTCAGATTGGCGCGGCGGCCGATCCAGAAGGCTTGCTGCGAGATCAGGCGGCGCGGCAGGTTGTTCACGGGGTCGAAGAAGTAGACGTAGTCGCCGAGCAGCACCTTGCCGGAATAGGTGTCGATCGCCGCCGTCGTTTTCGCCGTCACCGCATCCGCGATGCTTTCGCCAGACGGGCCTGTCAGCGCCATGGCGATGCCTTCGGAGACACCGAAGGCGATCTGCGTCGCCCATGAGTTGGTATCGACCAGATCGGTCAGCATGGCGCAGGACACGTCCTGGCCGCGCAGGGCATACATGCCCTTGCGGGGGATGCTGTCGACGCCGAGCATGATCGACGTGGTGATGTTCGACGCGCCGTCGGTGCCACCGACCAGCGAGTAGAGGGTTTCGGTCGGCGTCGTGGTGCCGACGCCTGCGGTTGCCACGATGTAGCGCGAAGGTCCGCGCAATCCCGACTGTCCGTTGTTGATGGCGTCGGCAATCGCAGGCCAGGACGAAATGACAGGCGAACCGAGCGTCGCGCCGGAGCCACCGCCACCCGAGAGGGTAACAGTGGGCGCCGAGGTGTAGCCATTACCGGGGTCGTCGATCACGATCGATCCGACAGTCGTCGTCGAGAGCACGGCATGGCCGCGCGCACGGCGACCGCCGGGCGTCTGCGGGTCCGAGAACGAAACCGTCGGCGCGCTGGTGTAGCCGGTGCCTGCGGCCGAGACCGAGACGGAGGCCACGCCCTTGAAGATGTTGTCGTAGATCTCGGGCACCTCGCCCGGCATGATGACGCGGACGCGGGAAGACCCGACCGCCGAGCCGACGCCGATGGCGGCTTGCACCTGGTTGCCGCGCGATCCTGCGTATTTGGCCGTGAGCGTGATGCAGTTCGTCTGCACGATCACAGAGGCCGCGGTTTCGGTGCCGTCCGTGACGCGCACGAACTTGCCAGCCGCTGCCGCGCCTTGCTGGAATGCGATCCATGCGGCGGTGCCCATGTCGTAAGGGCGGGCCTGCATCTGGCCGAACACGCTCGCGAACTCGGCATAATCGCCGATGATCTGCGGCTGGTTGATCGGGCCCCATGTGGTGGTGCCGACGACGCCGAAGATGGAGGACGGAACGCCGTTGAGGCGGAAGGCCGGCGGGACGATCTGGACGTAGACGCCAGGGACCGTCAGGGCGGAGATGTTATAGGTGCCAAGCTGCGAAATGGACGGCATAGGGGTTCCCCTCGAAAGCTCGAGAAAGGCCCCATGGCGGCCTGCGCCCGATGGACCGGCGATTGAACGCGGTGTGAACGGTTACGGGTTACTTGGACTGGCCGGTTACTTCGACTTGCCCGGCTTCGGGCTCGGGGGCGCGGGTTCGACCGCGTCCTCGGCGATGATCGGCACGACGTTGGAGGCGTAGTTCGCACGCGCCGCTTCGATCTCGGCCGCATCGGTGATGCGTTGTCCGATGGCATACTGCCCGAAGGCGCGCGTCACGACAAGATGAAACATGGTCTAACCCCTCTGTACCCTGAAGACTGCGCCAACGGTGTCGCCGTCCTGTTTCGCGATGTCGGCTGCAACGCTGGTAATCTCGGTTGCGTCCGCCGTGATGATGGTCGGGTAGTCGACCGAATAGCAGAGCACGCGCCGGTAAAGCAGTTCCGGCTGCGTCTCGTCGATGTTTTGCGAGCGCACGTAGATCATGCGCCCGCTGGTGCCGTCAGGCAGGGCGATATGGCTCATATCCGAGAGCATCGGGTCGATAGCCTTGGCCAGCGCCCCGCGCGCATCGTTCGACGCAGCCCAGATGTCCACCTGGAACAGTTTCTCCTGCCGCTTCGTGACGCGCGCGATCTTGCCGTTGACGCCGATGTTGACCGTGATCCGGTAGGCGTCGGGGATCGAGACCGTCGGGCCTGACGAGCTCGCGGCGATGCCAAAAGCCGTGATCAGCGTTGCGAGCCCGGCGGCTATCGTCGTGAGCGTGTCGTTGTCCTGCACGGCGCGCGAGAAGGCGGTGCCGTTGACGATGGCCGTCACAATCTGCGGGGTCGCGACCGTGCCGGTCAGGGTGAACGCCTTGACCGAGGCGTCGACAGTCGCGCCGATGGTTTTCGTGCCGCGGGACAGTTCTCCCCACGGCTCCAGATAGCGGCTCGTGTTCTTCTCGGTGTCGAAGGTGAACACCGACACGTTGGCAACGCCAGCACGCAAATCGGCGTCGAGCTTGTTGGCCGCTGGCCAGCCCGCGAAGATGCGCACATCGCCGCCGGTGACGGAGGGGGCGCCGGTGCCTTGCGGATAGATGACGCCAGCGATCAGGCTCGCGAGCGTATCCTGCACGTCTTGAAGGTCGGCCATCAGGTCACCTTCTGCACGGCTTTGCAACGCCAGCCATAATCCTGCAATTCGCAGGACCCGAGCACGTAGCGGCGGCCGAGATCGTCGACCATGATATCGGCGTCGCGGACGAGCACGCCAGGGACGAGCGGCAGCAATAGCTCCCAGATGCCCGTGCCGACATCGCCCGGCAGGTCGCCATATTTCTTGGTCTGGCCCTTGCCGCTGTCGAGCAGCGAGGCAGGCCAGCCGCTCATGACGGGCGTTTCCGTCTCGGGGACGTTGCCGCCGTAGCTATTGAGGCCGACCTGGGTTGCGCCCGAGGGCCGCGTGATGGTGACCGTACGCTGGCACTCGATGCACAGCGGCGGCTGGATCGGATCCATGCCTGCGACGAACCATGTGCCCTGCGTTGCGTGGGTCAGATAATCGCCGACCTCGACCTCGCGGGTGTCGAACATGCCGTGATAGAGCGACGAGGTGTAGTCGGACGGCCGCTTATAGCTGAAGCCCGAGGCGCTATGCGGCGTGAACGAGGCGTAGAGCGTGCCGACCTTGCGCGAGATGTCGAGCGGGCTCGAAGCGCCAGAAGGGCGGTAGAGGTTGAACGACGCGCCGACCTTCGAGGCCGCTTTCGCGTAGCCCTTGGCGATCAGCGTTTCCATCCGCGCCTGGTTCATGGCCTACACCACCAAGCGGACAGTGTTGCTGCCCTCTTCCTGGTTGAGAGGGACGCCGAAGAAGCGCGACAGCCGACGGCGTTTGCCGAGGTAGAGGCGTTCGCGCTCTGCCATTTCGGAGCGGTTCCGTTCCCAGACGGCCGCAACGTCGGTGTCCATGTTGTCGCCCGATCCATCGATGGCGTCCTCGAGCTCGTCGAGCTTGGTCAACATCGTGGTCACGGTCGTCTCCTCGAAATCCCGCAGATGGTTCATGCGATATTCGAGCGTGCCGTAGTGGTGCAGGAAGCGATGCCCGAAGCCCTGCGTCGCCTCGTCCCCATAAACGGGGTAGCCGAGGTGGTAGCGGCAGCGGGCTTTCTGGGCATCGGTGAGCATGGCGGCCTCGATCAGGAGAACGTCACGGCCAGGACTTGCCCTGTGCCGGGCGCGACGACAATCCCATCGTTGACGGGGAAATCGAGAAGGTGCGTTCCAGCGGCATTCGGGACGGTGAAAACGGCATTGGCGGTCGCCGCAGCGCCCGTCGTGGCGCAGTCGTTGATGGTGCCAGCGGCCGAACCGTTCGTGACCACCGACACGCGGACGACGCGGCCGGGCCCGACCTTGACGACTGTCGCGGCCGAGATATTGAGCTTCGACTGCTCGCCCGAGCATACGGGCATCGACTGTCGGTCCATGGCTTCAGGCTTTCGTGTAGGGGGCGCCCGCGTCGTCGAGCACCTGGAGAACATGCGGCTCGACCGTCACACGCAGACCGCCACGGAATTGCAGCAGTTGATTGCCGACCGACACGAGGAAGTCGCGGGCCGGAAGGATCGCGAGCGGCGCCATGGGGCGCTTCTCGGCGGCAACAGGTGTGTGGACGATCTCGGCCGCTTCGGCAGGCAGCAGGTATTCGCGCTCGCCGAGTTGAGGCGTCGGATCGTTCTCGACTGGCGCGGCCCCGTTGGGCCGCACCAGAGAGTTCTTCCGCTTCTGACCGCGGATGATATCCGCCATTAGGCGTGTTCCATCATGACGCCGCGCTTCAGGAATGCCTGAGAAGCGGTTGGGATGATGGTCTGCGTCGCGGTGACGTCGGTCGGCAGGGCGAACCCGCCGATGTAGTACCACGACTGACCGATGATTTGGCCGAGGCGATCGAGCGGCGGACGCGTCACCATCGCCACCCCGTTCACGACCTCGATGATCGAGTTCGGGTTCGTGGGGAGGTCGGTGTAGGCCGTGTCGGCGTAGATGCCTTCGACCAGCGTGCCGGCGCCGCACAGGAACGGGCGGTGCACGTTGATCGTGGCGCTGCTCTCGTTCGAGATCTGCTGCTGCACCGCCTCGGTCGTGGGATAGAACCGCACGTCGAGCAGTTCGATGACGCGGGCCTTGCGGAACTCTTCCGTGGCGTTGCGGCCCTGGAAAAGCTGCTTGAAGTCCGGGTCAGCGAAAAGCTGCCGCTGGCTCGTGTTGTCGATGTAGCAGTTATAGAAGCCGTCGACCGTATCCACGCCGTTGTTGCGCAGCTGCGTGACGCCGTCGAGCACGAGGCCCATCGAGAAGATGTCCGCGCCGGTCAGCTTCTTGGTCGTGGCGCGACCATTCGGGCGCAGCATCGTCGGCGCGTAGACGGAGACGACCGGGTTATTGGTCGTGCCGTTGGCGACGATGACGTTGGCGTCCATGGTCAACGTGCCGGACATGCCGCCGAGCGCCGCGACGCTCGAGGTGTTCGATCCGTCGATGGCTACGGCCTGGAGGTTGTAGGCCGTGCCGTTGACCAGCACCGACATCTTGTTCGTGGTCGAGACGTCCTTCATGACACCGTTGACCGGCATCTGGAGGAAGCCGCGCACGTCATCGACGTTGATGGTCGGGCCGTTCGAGCCGAGCGTTGCGGTCACGCGGGTGTTGCCGCCCATGTAACCGTTGATGATCGTCTTCCGCGCGATGCGGTCGATCGACTGCGCGGCCTGGCGCCCGTTGGTGTAGGCGTTGTGGACGAAGTGGCCCTCGATGCCGACACGGCTCGTCACCATGTTGAGGTCGATGGTGTCGTTATACATATCGACGCCGAGCGTGTATTGCTCGACCGTCCAGCCCGACGCGGTCATGCCGTTGTCGAGGTTGGTGTTCGTCGAGGGGTTCGTCGGCGTCGTGACCGGCGCCTTCAGTCCCTTCCGGGTCTTGGTGATGGTTTCACCGACGTTCGAGGGGAAAATCTCGGGGTCGGCGATCGAGCGATAGACGGTCGAACTCTCAAGGCCAGTGCGGAACTGGCGCTCGAGGAAACCCTGCTGGATCGCAGGCTGCAAAGCGGTCGGAAGGTTCTGAATGCCCATATGGGCCCCCTCTTTAAGTTGAGGTGACCCATGGCGGCCTGCGCCCGATGGTCCGGTTTAACGCTGGATTACCGGCGGACACCGCCCCCGGTAAACTTACGCAGCGCGGCGTCGTATTCTTCCTTGCTCATGTCCTTGGCGTGCTTCGCCCCACCCGCATCGCGGGGAGGAGTTGCAGACGTGGAGGACGTGGTGGAGGACGCGACGCCGTCGAACAGATAGGGCTTCGACTTCTTGAGCTCGGCGATCAGGGCTTCTGCACCCTCAACATCGCCAGCGTCGGAAATCTTGATACCCGATGCGTCGATAATTTTCAAGGCGTCGTCAACGTCCTTGCACTTTTCTGCGCCGAGGGCGGCCTTGAGGTGATAGCGCACGAGACGCTGATCGCCTGCGGCGCGCGCTTCTGCGATGGCCGCGTTCTTCGCGTTCTCGCTCTCGGTGCGCAGTGCTGCGAGGTCAGCTTCGCGTGCGGCCTTGTCGGCTTCACGCTGGGCCTGGATCTCGGCGAGCTGGCGGCGGGCGTCGTTGCGCTCGGTGCGATACTTGCCCTGCACCTTGCGCAGGCCCTGCGCATACGTGCGCCATTCCTTCACGTCGCGCGACGGGCCGGGGTTCTCGTCGTCGCCCTCGCCGTCATCGCCCTCGTCGTCCATGTAGGACGCGCGGCCGTTCGGCTTCTTGGTCGTCGAGGTGTCGCTGCCTTCGGTGGCGGTGTCGCGGACGATGCGCAGAAGCGCATCCCAGCTGTCGCCGGTCATGTTGATCTTCATGGGATTGCCCTTGTGTGGTGGTCCTCCGTCAAGGAGGGTGTGTGGGAAAAGCAAAAGCCCAAGGGCTGCCCCGACGACCAGCGTCGAGGAGCACCTTGGGCGATTGGGTAGGCGGTAGGCTTGGAACCGTTCGACGGTCTTGTGGGGACCAGCCCCGACAGTCGAACAGCAGGCTTGCAGGCGTTCCGGCTGTCTAGCTCAGCCGACCCTCGCAACCCCAGGCGCGACCTGGGCCAGGGCGAAGGCTTTCGAGAGCCAGGCGCGAGGCCTGGCGGGCAGTTGAGCGGAAGGGACGGCAGGGGATTGAGCGTTGCTCGCCCCTCGCGTGTCGCCTCTCCTTGCCGCCCTCAACGCGAAGCGGGCGCTTAGGCCGCGTCCTTCGCGAGCTTGGGAGACGCGGGCGGCTTGATGGCCGTCTGCGTCTCGATCTCTCGGTCGGCATCCAACTGAAGGTCGTGATCGATGCGATCGATCTCCTCCATCGGGTCCTCGATGTCGTAGCGCGATGCGAGCTTGCGCACCGCGGTTTCGCGACTGAGAACACCTGCCTCGCGATTGGTCTTGATCGCGGTCGCTTCGTTGGCGTCGTCGGCCGCCGTCGGCGGATACCAAGCGGGCCACACGAGATTGACCGAGACCTTGCTCGACGCGGGCAGATCGCCCTTGTCGTATTGGATGCCGCCGATGCGCAGGGGGAAGACCTGGTTCGCATCGAGCACCATCTTGAGGATATCGACGAGCGCGCCGTCGCCGTAGGACGTGCGCAGCCGCTTCGTCACCCAGATCAGGCCCTGGTTCATCAGTTCCATGGCCTTGCCGGACTGTGCGCCCGACAGTTTCTCAGGTGTCGTGCGGTTTCCGCCGCACAGTTCCAGCGTGATCTCACGCACGAACCGTGCATAGTCCTCGACCGCTTTCGAGGCCGTGCCCGAGATCTCGAGCAGCTTGACCTCGCTGTCGGGGCCCGTCACCAGCGCGTTGTCGCCACCCTTGACGATGGGCGTACCCGCGCCGATGCTTTCGTAGCCCGGGTCGCGGATGTGCAGCGTCGGGTCGGACGAGTACTTGAGGCCGCGGCCGCCCTGGCTGATCTGATAGTCGATCTCCAGCGCGTTTTGCATGCCAAGCCGGAACGTGCACTCGCCGTCGATGTCATCGCCGCCGGGCAGGTTCTTGGCCCAGACCATCGGCACGAAGCCCAAGCTGTGGCTGATCGTGCGCGAAGCGTCCTCGGTCGGCCCTTCCGGGTAAGCGGTGAGCTCGTCGCCCTTCTGCCTCAGCACCGGCCAGGGGATGAACCAGATCTCGCGCTGGCGGTCCCAGATCCGTTGGAACCAGAACTGCCGATTGAGATCCTTTTCCTCGACCACGTAGCCCATGGCGCGCAGTGCTGCGCCGCGGACCTTGTATTTCTCGACGACGCGCAGCAGCTTGTCGGGCTCTTCCGGGTCCCACTCAGGCGTGAGGTCCTTGGTCGAGACCGGCTTGACGAAGATGCGGCCCTTCAGAACGCGAAACGTGAAGCAGACCGAGCCCGCAGAACCGATCACGGCGCCCTCGAGCATGATCTGCTGCAGGCGAATTTCCTTCTTGAGGTCCTGCAACACGTCGTCGATCTGCTCGCCGAAAGCATCGGCCTCGACCTCGGCGACCGAAGGTTCGGCACCGGGCTTGCGGCGCTTCGGCTTCTTGCCGAGCCGCTTCTCGATCTTCTTGATCTCGAAGGCCGGGAAGTGGTCGTCGCCGAACAGAAGCGAGGTCGTGTCGTTGACGATGATCGCGGCGAGGCCATAGCGCACGGACGGCTTGCGCTTGTGCAGCGGCACGTAATCGTCGTTGCTGTTGCGCTCCTCGTGGAACTCGCGCAGCGCCGGCTGGCCGCCGCTGTCCTTCACGTCGTAGATTTCGCCGGTGCGGAACAGTTCGCGGATATGGATCTCGCGCGACCGCGCGGGCATGTCGCTGTCCTCGGGGATCAGCGCCTTGATGGTGTCGAGCATGGTGCTCTCCGTTTATCGGGTCATGTGCGGCGCGACGGCCGCGGTGTGCGCGCGTTGGTGGGCGAAACGGGTGTATGCGTAGTAGCCCACGGCATCGTTCAAGTGGTCGAATTCGCCCTTCTCGGGCTCGCTCGTGCCTTCCTTGTAGACGTGGCGCTCGAGCGACTTGATCGCCTGTCGGCAGGACGGATCGACGAACAGGTGGCGATCGCCGTCCGCCGACTTGATGCGGCCGTTGACGAGGTTGACGCGGTCGCGAACCAGCGGATGCGTCGACATCGCGTAGACGTGAAAGCCGGACTTGCGCAGGATCGAGATATCGGTCTCGCCCTGTGCCGACGTGCGGTTCTGCGCGCCGGCGGGGTCGGGATAGATCCAGATCTGCTTGTCCTTGAAGGCCTGCGGAAAGAGCGTCGAAATCTCGCGCGCCATTTCGTGCGTGTTCGAAGTCGGGATGACGATCTCGCGGAACATCTCCGAGATCACCTTGCCGCCCTCGATCCGCTCCTGAAACAGCGTCGCCGACATCGGGTTGACGTTGAAATCCAGCCCAATGTGGATGGGTCGGCCGGGGTCGTAGGAGATCGGACGAACGCTCTCGCGCCGGTCGAAGTCGTAGTAGACGCGGCCCGAATAGGTCTCGAAACTCGCTTCCCATTCCTGGCGAAAGGTGCGGGGGTCGAGCGTGCGCCGGGCGTGGTCGATTTCGTGCTGAGGGACGTTGCCGCCCTCGATGGAATTGTACTTCCACGACATCGTGAACGGGTCGCGACCCTGGATCTCGGCGACATACTGCTGCTCGCCTGGCTTGAAGCGGCCTGGCTGGCCGTCGCAAAACCCGTCGTAGAGCATGCCGAAACCCTTGGGCGTGCCGATCTTCAGCGCGTGGCCGTTGGCGCTCGCGAGCATGGGCCGAATGGCTTCGGTCCAGGCTTCGGGCTTGGCGTCGTCCCACTCGTCGCCGACAAAGAACCACAGGCCCGAGCCGCGCAGGGCGTCGATATCATCGAGACCGACGAGCCGGATGATCCGGCCGCAGCGCATCGGCAACACGCATTCGGTGTTGTTGGGTTTGCCACCCAGCCAATCCTCTGGGATTGCACGCTTGAGGCGGTTCCAGAACACGCGCTTGGCCTGTTTGAATATTGGCGCGCCGTACCAGATCTCGTTGTCGGGGTGAATGTTGTGCTTCACCGCGAGCCGGTAAGCGCGCTTGATCTCCTCGACGGCTAGATAGGTCTTGCCGAAGCGGCGGCCGCAGACGGCGTAGCGAAAACGCGCGTAGGGTTGCCAGCCAAACACGAAAATGTTGGCTTGCTTTCGAGTGAGCTGTATCGCGGCGGGCGAAACAGCGCTCGGCTTGTCGGCAAGTCGAAGCTGCATGGGGTGGCACTCCTGCCGCCCAGGCCCCTCGAGGTCCGTTTCGCGGCGACTAAAGGATCGGATTGACGGGCATGGGCCCATCTGGGCTGATGGTCGGCGCGCTGGCGGCGACGATCTTCGCGTAGTTGTCGGGGTCGGCGAACGCGTCCGCGATGCGGTTGGCAGCGCTGCCGCCACCCTCCGGCGCGTAGAGGCCGATATATTGGGCCTGCCGGTCCATGATGCGCATCACGCGGCTGAAGACTGCGGGCGATACGCCCTCGTTGGCCTCGTCGGCTTCCTCAACTTCGCGCCATGTCATGCGCATCAGTTCGTCGAGGCGGTCGAGGTGCATCTGCTTGACGATCTCGGCATTCTCGACGGGGATCATGTCCATCCCCTCCTTGACCCATTTCGCGACAGTCGAGAACGCGACCGACCGTCCGATGCCGTGGCCTTCGCCCTTGGGCTTGGACATTTCAGCGGCGATGCGGCGGTAGTTCCACGCCTTGCGGCGCAGCGCGAGAGCGGTATCGATCCACTCCATGCGCTCGATGTCCTTGGCCGCCTGCTTCGGGCTCGTGTCGCGCTTCGTCTTGCGGGACTTTTGAACCTGGGCCTTCCCCTTGTTTTTACTAGCCATTGTGTCTTAGCCTATCTGTTGCATGAGCGCTTCAAGCGACCATGACCCGTGCCTGACGGGGTTTTGTTCTGTATAGAGATGATCACCAGAGCCGCGGGACGAGGGATCGTGCGTCTAGGCAACGTCGTCGGGTCCTTGGCCTCTCGCTCGGTCCTAGCACCTACGGGAGAAGGGCTTGCGGCCCTGGTGATGTGGGTTATGCGACAGCGCGTGCCGCGTTCTGCTGCACCTCGGACCAGAGCCGGTCACGCTCGGCTTGAGCGGCTTCGCAGTCCATGTGATTGAGGCTTGACCGGAAGACGCGGCGCGAGAGCTCGTTGGCGTGGTGCCATGCGATCAGGTAGCGGGCGTGCAGCGCCGGGGAAGCGACGTACTGCTTGCCGCGCTTATCGATGCGGACGATGGAGGGGCCTTGAACGGGGGAAGCGGACAAGCGATCTTGACCGACCCGTAGTCGAGCAGGATGCGTTCGCAGTCCCAGTCGATGGGGAAGCGGCCAATCTCTCGGCCGTATTCGTCATGGACGAGCATGTGCGCCTCGTTGTATTGGCTGGATGGGTCGATTTGCCGGGAAATGAAACGGGAGGGCGGGTTCAGCGCCTATTCCGTCGTGCGGGGCCGGATCGACCCTCTCTCGTTAGTAGGACGCCAGCCCGCCCCCGATGAACCCCCGCACCTTGCAGAAACTGGAGCCTCAGCGCAGCGCAGAGACGGCGCGCTCGAGGCGATAGAGGTATTGGGCGTCCTCGGGATCGTCGAGAACCCGGCCTGCAGCCTCGTGCAGTTCGCGCCATTTCGCGCGGACCATGGCTTTGCGCTCGGCTTCGTGACGGTCGTGCCGCCACCACTTCCAAGCCTTGAGCGCCAGCATGAGGACAATCTGCACGGCTGCGCAGACGATAGCGGTGATGGTCAAGATCGCGGTCGCTTCTTCGGACATCGACGCTTCTCGCTTGTGGGTGTGGAGAGCTATTCGGCGGCTTCGGTCGCCGTCTGCCGACTGTCGAGGACGCGCTGCACGTGAGCTGCGCGCGGGTCTCGACGGTCGGCCAGGTAGGCCTGGAACTCGGCTAGCGTGCGTCCCGATTTGGCCTCGTTGCAGCCACGGCAAACCACAAGCTTGTTCGCTGGCTTGTCGCTGCCGCCTCGGCTGGTCGGATTGATGTGGTCGGTCGAGGGCGCGAGCGTCCAAGACCGCGTGTCCATCGGACGGTCGCAGTAGGGGCAGGGCTCGCCGTTGAATTGGGTGTAGGTCGAAGAAAGGGAGGCGGGCGGGTTGCTGCGCTTGGCGCGCACCACCACGACCGGGGGCCTCACGAGGGGAAGCGCTTTGCGCACGTCCTCATAGACCACCGGGGGCGTGACGTTCTTCGCCAGGGTGCAACTGCCTACGCAGCCGCATTTGGGGAACGTACACCGCCGCCTGCCTTGAAACTCGCCCATTTCTGCCGCCCTTTCGTCAAACGCACCAGCGATGGTGGTCGGGTTAGTGAGTTGCGTCATCGTGTGTTGCGTATCGCATGGACTGCCAACGCCTCGGTGCTAGCGAAAGCTTGACCGAGGCGTCATGCGTTTGGCGCCTGCCCGCGCGGGCGCTCGGTTCTCCGGGTTTGCTCGGCGTGCCCACCTTTTGCGGATACGGTGATCGCGGGTGTGTGTCGTGGGACGGGCGACTGCGGAGAGTTCGAGCGCCGGGAAACTGTTTCCTGACTGTTTCACGTGAAACGAAACAAGAACAATTCCCAGAACATTCTGCGGGCCGATGCAGAAATGCAAACGCCCGCGAGAACCTTTCGGCTCGCGGGCGCAATGCTCCAGATTAACCAGAGCACAAGACGTATTACATGGTTCGTGTTTTTAGAATAGCCCTATTATCGCATAATATATGCGGTGCGATGACGCGGTATTTTTGTTCTGGCTTAGACATAACCGTAATCACGATATGTCGACGAAACCGCAAAACGTAGACACGTGGCCTGCGTCATGTCGATTGCGACGACATGTCGAAAATAATCGAGGAACGCGACCGCAACTGTGCCTTTGCCGTATATTTGCTGCGCACGACGAGCCGGATCACTCGAATACCCGACCTTGGTCAGGCCTACGCTTGACGTCATCGCGTAACATGGCCCCGCGCTTTCATTTTGCCCAACCAAGCCCCCGCGCAATAAGTTCGCGGATGATGTCGGCTTTGTCTTTGCCGTTATCAGCCTGATCGACGGCGCGGCGCTCGATCTCATCCATCATCGCCTGCGGCATGCGGATCGTAAGCGCTGCCATCAGCGGTTTGCCCTGTTTAGGCGGGCGGCCTCTACGCGGTGTTTTCATGGCTTGTATATAACGTAACCGGATGAGTTCTAATAGACCCTATTAGATCACAAAAAATTGATCGGAACGACGGTGCGTACTACTTGATTTATGTAACCGGATGGGTTACATTAAGGTTACTGCCAACAGTAGAGGTGTGAAATGGACAAGTTTTTCCGCGTGCTTCGGTGGGTCATGATCCCGGTCTGCCTTCTCCTGATCCTGGCGTTCGCGCTTAACGGGCAATGGGGGTGGGTGGCGCTCAATCTGGCCAACCTCGCAATGTGGTCGCTACCAGTGCACAGCTAAGGCCGAAACCGGGAGCAATCCCGGTCCTACCGTAAAGCGGTAGCTGATGAGGCCCATCAGAAATGCGAAAGGCCCGGAAGGGGCGCAACCCTCCCGAGCCTTGACTGTCATCCAACCACCCCACCAAGGGAGTTAGCGACTATGGCATATACTACCACCATTCGTTCCTGGCCTGCAATGGGTCTCGGAGCGATTTTCGCCCTCGGCACGACCGCAGTCATCCTCGATGACGTGCGGCACGGCGCAGAATTCACGACCGACCACGTGATGACTGTGCTGGTGATCTTGGGCACGATTGCAGCCGGACATATGTTCTGGCCTGCGGTCAAGGCACTTAGGCTGATGTCGGCGATTGGGCTGGCGTTGGTTTTTGCAGGTGGCACTTACTTCTGCGTCTCGGGTTCGGCCGGACGCGCCGCCAAGGTTGCCCAGCATCGGGAGGCCGAGGCCACGAAGATCGCGGATGCCCGCAAGGACGCCGAGATCGAACTCAAGAAGGCCCGCGACGCGCGTGCATCCGCAAGCGCCAATCTCGCCAAGGAGTGCGCGTCGGGTAAAGGGCTTCGCTGCGATGGGTTGAAGACTGCACTCGAAGCGGCTGACGATCAAGTCCGCCTCTACGAGGTTCGTCTTGATAGGCTGCAACCCTCGGAGCAGGCGAACGGAGAACTGCGGTACACTGCCGAGCTAGTCGCGCTCGTCATTCGCGCTCCGGTTCAGGAGATCGAAAAGGCCATCGGTCTCATCACCCCGCTCGCCAAGGCGCTGATCTTGGAACTGGCGACAATCGTGTTCTTCGGCCTTGGCTTCGGCCACACGAAAGTCATCAAGATCGCCGCGCCGACGATGCCGACTGGCGGCACGATGAAGGTTCTGCCTGCCCCCAAGCAGGAAGTCGTCATCGAGGTCGATCCGGTCGTTGAGGCTCTTCGCACTGTCGGTAAGCCCGTCACCAACGACGAACTTGCCGCCATGTTGCAGGTTTCCAAGAGCACGGCGTCGAAGTGGGTTTCCGACCGGCAGAAATTGCTCCGCAGGGAGCGTGTCGGTCGCGAGGTCCAAATCAGCCTGATGCACTAGAACGGTTTCGCACCGTTTCGCCCCGGTCCAAAAGGCCGGGGCTTTTTCTTTGTCGGTTTCGAACTGTTTCTCGACTGTCCATGTTTTCCACAGGAGTTGGCCGAAACAGTGTCCGCGTGGCACCACTGTTTTCGATGTTGTGGGCTCAGGACTTGGCCGCGCGACGGTCGGGTGAGATGATGCGCGTGTTGCGGGGGAAATGGCTTGGGCGGCCATTTCCGTTTTTAGCCAATGAGGGGTGGCGCGTGAAGAGAAAGGCAAGCACGAAATGCGACGCTACGAAGAGACTGCCGCGGGGATTTATTCGGTTTTCGCGGATTGCCGAGTAAAACCGGAGGCCGTGTTTATCGACGAATTGGAGGCGCGCATTTTTGCGGACGCCGCCGATGCTCTGGGCCATTTGCCTGACGTGGAGACGCGAAATCGACTAGCGCGCTCCTTATCAGATCTGGCAAGCCGAGGTCACATTGAGGTTCGTGAGACCGTTGCGGATCGCAGCGATCCGATGATGTCGAAAACGTCGGCGCTATGATTATGTCTTGTGCGGCTGCGTGGCGTCCGGCGGCGTGATCACGTAGCCGCACAGTTTCATGTGCTCGATCACCTTGCGCGCGGCATGGATGTGGGGTTCGTCCATCCGGTCCTTTTTCTTGAGGGCACCGGATTGATCGCCATGCTCCTATCGTTTTGGCTTGCGCCTATTAGCTTGCTCAATCAGGGCGTACACTTGCCACCTAGGCTCCTTGCCGCGCGGGGGCACGCGGCGGCCATCGCGGTAGATGGCGCGACCCGTCAAAGTATCCAAGCCAAGGCGCGGAACCTGCGGCATGTAGTATTCACGATGCACCTTCCTGCATGTCCACCCCGCGAACGTCATTCCATCTTCAGAAGCTTGCGAGCCTCCGCCTCAATGTAAAGCGCGGCAACGGCAAGGTCAGAAGCGGCGCATGATGCCCAGCCGATGTCCATGGACCCGTCTTGCTTTGTGGCGACGATCACAACGTCTGCGTAAGCGCCAGATTGGGCGCGTGCGTATGCCTGCGCCAGCACTTGCTGCGGCGTGGCGCGCTCCTCATGGATGGTGTGAACTTCTGCCACGTTCGCTCCTCTGCTCTATTCCCTGTCCCACACAAATCCGGGCACGGCCTCAAGGTCGCCGTTGCCGAGAGACGGGCTCGCGTCGATGCGCGAGCCGATCTGCTGAAAGTCACCAAGGCGCGGCCGGTACATGATACTGCGGCTGACGAAGCTATTCGGATCGAAGTCTGGCGGCACGGTCCCGATCTTGGCGCCGTACTGATACACCGGGATGCGATCAGTGTTCTCGACCACACCAGCGCCACGGCAGCGACGGCAGTCTTCAAGCGTCTTGGTCACGGTCATTTCGGACGACGCCGTGAACGGAGCAAACTCGCGGATCGGCTCAGGCTCCGGCCGCTGCAGATAGTACATTTGGCGCTGACCACGACACTCGGGACATACCACGCGCATAGGGCCTCCTGTCCTATTGGCTTGCGGCTTCGCGGACGCGCCGCTTTACCTGCACATTCCCCGCCTTGGTCGGCACCCAGGGCTGTCCAGTCAGAGCCTCGACCAAGGCAACAATCTCAGACTGCTCAAACACGTGGCGCAGATGCATGAACTGGCTCTCGCGACCGATCCATAGGAACCACCCACTGTCGGCGTTGACGTGCTCACCGTACCGGTTGAGCCAGCCCGGCATCGTGGTCTCCAGATATAGTCCGTGGTCGTCTTGCTCTGAGAAAGTCAGCGTCCAGTGTCGCCACGGCTGACGCTCACCGGGCTCGCGATACTTGAACCCGACCGACGCAAGCCATTCCTCAGTGATCTCAGCCACGTCCAGCCTCTCAGATTTTCGGTTTGCCACACGTCGGACAACGTTGCGCAATCTCATCCAGATAGCGCTGGCGCATCTTGAGAAGATCAACGGCCATGCGATCAAGGTTGGCCAAGTGCTCCTCCGCCGTGGCGTCAATGCGCTTGAGGCTATTGTTGTCGCAGTAATACGTGTATGCGCCGCCCATTGTCATCGTTCCTCGAATTCGGTGATTTGCGCAAATCGCCCTTTGCAGGAGGCAAATCGGCGCTAACTCCCCCGCACGATCATAGCGTGCATATCACATCCTATCGGTTCGGTCTTTGGCGATCTCACGCCGCGCACCTGCCATCTTCCAATATCCGATCACGAACACCAGCCACTGCACCGGGGTGGACTTCGCAAGCCACTGCATTGGATGCTACTTACGTTTGACTGGCGAGCAAATTGCGCAACTCGCTACAGTCCAATTTCAACGTGATGACTTGGTGCGACTGCGGTCGCCATTGGCGCCAAGCGATTTCACCGCCGACCCATAGCACCAGACCCTCTGGCCACTCTTCGACACGCACAGTTCCGTGCTTGTCGTCTCGGTACTGCGAAAGCGTCCGCGTCTCGCTCATCTTCGTCGCTCCTATTTTGTCGTCAGCTTCACGCCAAACTCATCAAGATGCGTGATCAGTTCGTCAACGTCGCGCATGTGGTTTTCGTAGTAGCAGCGCATGCACGTCCATGGCAGCTTGCGGCAGTCGCCAGAGTGCTCGGCGCCCCGCCCATTGGTCAGACGGCGGGCCGCTTCGGCGGCAGTGCAATCATCCATCACGGCCATGTAGGACGCGGCAAGCATCTCGCGCAGCGTCAAATCTCTGGCTGCGTCGCGAATTTCGATCCGGGCTGCGTCGTCCATCAGGTGCTCCTATCGTTTTGGCCTTGTGGGCCGCAGCCCGTACTCGCGGTTAGCCCGCCATTTGGTGAAGTCCTTGTGTACCTGCTTTTTCAACTCAAGCTCCGCGTCGTCCCATGTCGGAAAACGCACCACGTCCATCCAAATGCCGCGCCCGCGTTCCTTCTGCTCACCCGAGAGCTTCAGCGGTTGCCCGCCGCGCTTCCCGTTTGACGCCGACGCCTTGCCACGCAGATCCTTCGCGATCTGCTCACGCACCAGCGCAACCATAGCGCGCCGCTGTGGCGCCGTATCGGCAAGGAAACCGCTATCAACGTCCAAGACGATGCCACGGCATTTGCGCGGGAGGTTCGCCAATTCCTCGGCGAACTTCTGATAGTCGTTCAACCGCCTGATGGCGCCGCGCTTGTGCGGGTCAATCAGAAAGCTGGCATGCAGAACCTTAAGCACTGTGCGGTCGCGGATCATGCGCACCAACTGCTCGCGCGTGATCTTGTCGAGGCTTACAATCCGCCTGACGCCGGCCGCCTCTAGGCGCTCGGTCTGCACGGGGATCGGAGCCCAGCGGTGAACGCGGGTCAGTCCGATTGCGTCTTCTGTGGATGATTTCGTCATTTGCGCAAATCTACATTTGCAGCTTGCGCGCGCCAACATGATTTGGTATAAACCCACTGCTCGCGAAGCATGATTGGGTGGCGTAGGCGCCGCCCGGACTTTGGCAAGATCCCTCAACACGCTTTATCAGCGTGGAGCAGTGCGGCCTTCGATAGTGCCGGCCGGTGGCCTGATAAGCTGCCGAGCAGTTAAGAGGAGGGGTTGGGTGTGGACAACTGACAGCGGCAGCATTCCCGCCACGGGGCCGCGACCGAAGTGACGGCCTAAGAGCACGCCGCAAGGTGTGTGGTCCGGGAGCGGGTTGAAGGCCCGCACTCGATCTTATCCGAAGCAACACAGAAGGCCCGACGATGAGAACCGATGGTGGAACTGCATTCCCCGTAAGCATCCCAGGATGCGGAGACAACGGCCAAGAGGGAATGTCGCTGCGCGACTACTTCGCGGGACAAGCCTTGCTCGGCATCCTGTCTGGTCCAGCGTCGCGCGAAGGGGTTCCTATGACGGAATGGTTTGATGCGCCAGCGGCCGCCTATCGACTTGCAGACGCGATGCTGAAAGCCAGAGATCAGAAACAACAATAGAGCCCCGATATGCCACCTGACGCCTTTTGGTACATGCTCGCAGGCATCTTAGCGTTCGCAGTCGGCGCGTACTTTGCCAAGAAGTAGAACCGATGCGAAAGGCCCGAAGCCATGCAGATCGACCCATCACCGAACCCGGACGGATCGTGCAACTGCTGGCACTATCACCGGCTTGGCGTAACGGTTGCGATCCTTGAGCGTGCGTCTCGGCGCGAATGGCGAGTGCACGGGAATGACTTTCTGACCCGCACATTTCGCACGCGCCGAGAGGCCATCAACTTCATCGTGGCACACCGATAGGAAAGTCCGCTGTGATCAAGTGGTCCCAGATCTAACCCGTATTGCCGACAGGCTTCCATATCCAACATCGACAACCACCGTGTCTCCCGGCTTCGAGTACGAGCCGCCACCCGCATACACCACGGCCGCCACGTACCAGTCGCCATCAGATGGGACGACCACGCGCCATTGATCAGCGCCCGGTCCGTGATGAATGCCCGGCATGATGTTATACCCCCGCCCCGGCGCGCGGATGCCCTCGATGCCGGAAGCATCCTGCGTCAGGATGAGACGCCACGAGTTTTCGACATCGTAGGGGAGGTTGTTCGTGATCTGGTACAAGAACACGACGTCGAGCCAATCCCCTGCCCGACAGTCGGGAACGAGCACGTCGGCAAATCGCACGCGGTCAGGGAACGTCTGCCCGGTGCCCGGCCCGTAATCCCAAACGCGGAGATACGACACTTTTTCAATCGGGGCTGGTGCCGTGAACAGCTCGCTTGTCGTGGTCGGGATCAGGAGGTCGCATTCGATCATATCGTCTCCGTGTATTTCATCGACGCACCGGCATAGACCGTTATGGCAGCTGGCGGGTCGGATGAGAGCGCACCCACGACGAGCTGGTATTGGACGCGCGCAATTCCGAGCAAGCTGCGCCTGTAGAGCGTCGACCGTGATCCGCGCACGTCAACGGCGACCGATCCCCCGCTGAGGAAGCCGCGCAGCACACGCACGCAATTCCATTGCAACCATCCCGCGCCCTGGTTGATGCGCTCCAGCAATTGCAGATCTGCGACAATCGCCCCCGAGGACCGCGTCATGCGCGCATCAAGCGAAGCTTCGACGATCAGGTTGTTGCCGGTGGTCGGCACGACCTCGCGACCCACCAGCACGACCGCGCCAGCGGTGCCCGTCGAAAAGTCGGCGCTAGAGATGTCGCAATCGCACATGAGCACGACACCGCCGGCGGGCCCCGGAGGGCCTGGAGGAAGGCAACCCGGATCGATCGTGATCGACAGGCCCTGCACGGGGATTTTCACAGCCATGTCGTCACCCTCGCACGATCAGGATGTGCATAATCGCGCCACCCAGCGCGAAGCCGATGAGCAGGCAAATCATCGCGATCAGATACATGCCGTCCTCCATTTTTCAGCCTCGCCGTCTAAAGCCGTTGATGCGACGCTCGTACTCGCGCCGGATGCGGCGCGTCTTTTCTTCCTCGTCGAAACCTTCAAGCTTCGTCGTGCGCAGGGCTTCGCCGAGCAGCAGATCCCATGTCAGATCCGGATCCTCGACATCGCGCCAGCCGTGCCGCAACTTGCTGGCGCTGGCGCTCCCGAGTAGCAGATGATCGAGCGCGTTCTTCAGTCGCTTCGCCGCGTCCTTGTCGCGGACGTTGACCATGTGGCGCACCGCGACCTTGTGGATCGGGTTCGAGAGGTCGTCGATCTTCGCCGCGTTCCTGGGTTTCTGCGTGACGACGAATTTGATCGGCCATGCCCCCTCGTTGTCGCCGAAGTGTCGGGGCACGCGCGTCGCGTAGGCGATCATGCACACGGCCGTGATCCCCAGCTGCCGCTCGATAATCGCCTCCTGTGGCGACTGTCGGCGCTTGCGCCCAGAACTGTTCGGCTCATGCCGCATCGAGCCTCCGACCGTTCGCGGCGTTCGTCAGCCGCAGGATCGCGCCCCGGTAGGTCGCCTCGACCTTTTGAGCCGTGCGCGGCATTCCCTTGATCTCGGAGATCTGTCGCCAGGAATAGACCGGGCTCGCGCTGCGGAGCGCCAGGATCTCGTAGGTCTGCCCCGAGACCACAGACAGCCACTCGATGGCCGTCACCGCGTCCGAGAGATCCCGCGCCGTGGGCTGGAACTTGTCGTGCCAGTAGCTCGCGCGCTCACGCAACCCCATCTCGATCTCGACCTTGGCCACCATCTTCGCGATCCAGTCGGAGTTGGATCCGGGGCCGCGCGGGTTCGGAATTTTCTCGACGCGGCAGGTGTTGAGCATGCGCATGACCCGGCCCTCGACCTCCCTCGGCGTGCGGGCGCCCTCCGGCGAATACGTGATGGCGTTGGCATCGAGCCACCATGCGCGCTTTTCCGGTGGCGGCAGGTCCGCCGGTGTGGGCTTGGTGTTGAGCTGGTCCGCTTGCTCGCGGAAGCTCCCGGGCATCTTCGGCGAGCGGATGTCGTGACGCCCATCCGGGTTGACCGGGCGCCAGGCGTCGGGCGGCCGCCGCAGCCGGATCATCGAGCGCCCGCGCAGAACGAGCCACACGGGCACGCGCATCTTCCGATGCAGGATGCGGCCGCCGCGCCGAACTGACGAGCCGATGCGCACATACACGTCGAGCCCGTAAGCCGGAGGATCATCGGGGGAAAGCCAAACGTTTTCGGTCATGGCAGCAACCCCGCCGTGCGCAGCGTGATGAGGATCGGCGGCAAGGTCGTCGCGTTCCAGTATGCGACCATGCCCGCAATCGCCGCTAGGACGAGCACCAGCGGCAGAACTTGGGTTGTCAGGTATCTCATGAGGTCGGACCCCCGAGATGGGCCTGTAGCGCTTCCTTTGGGGCGCAGGCGGCGTTCTTGACTGGCTCCGACCGTCCGGTGTTCGAGTTCGTGGCGTAGACGTCCTCGCCCCGCTGCAATTGGCCGATTAGCAACTCGCAAGTTCGCTGCGACGTGACTTTCACGGCAATGTCCCCGCTCATGAGGACGACGATCAAGACCCAGCTCATGCGTTCCCCCTTCCGATTGCATCGACGATAGAAATTCTCTGGCCCAGCCAGCGCACCGCGTTGACGGCTTTGCTGTTGCCGAGGGCCCTGTAGCGAGGGCCGTCCGCAGCTGGCTTTCCGCGATACGTGATGGCCGTGTAGCCGTCAGGGAAGCCCTGCAGTCGCTCCGCCTCCCGCGGCGTCAATCTGCGGACTTGCCAAGCGGTCTGTGCTGGTTGACCTTCAACGCCATAGGGTCGCCCCACTTTTTGAACCGCTGATAGTGCTTCACGCAGTACCCGAGCCCCTTCGCGGGCTTGTCGCACAACGTGCAACTCGCTTTCTGTCGATGCTGCTTCATGTGGCAGGACCGACAAATTTGCTGCGGAGCCGCGTCTTTCGTTTCGATGATCTGTTGCGTGTTCATTCGGCGGCCTCGACAGTCGAAAAGATGTCGACAGTCTGCTCGGCCTTCAGCGATCCGAGGTTTGCGACCGCCTGCCGGAAATACGACGCCTTGAGCTCTGCCCCCACAGCCTTGCGGCCCATCTGCACCGCGCAATAGAGTTCGGAGCCGATGCCAGCAAACGGCGAGAACACCACGTCGCCAGGGTTCGACCAGAGATCGATACACCGGCGAATGACGGTCAACTGCAACGGCGAGATGTGCCGCTCGTCCTGTTCGTCGCGCGCCATCTTGTGCGACAGTACGTCGGACTGGTTGATGTCCATCCAAACGGGGGAAGCGTAGCGCTGCCACACTGCCACCGAATACCATTCGTCGCCCGGCACGTTCACGCTGCGGATTTTGCCCGTCTCGGTCGTGAGTGGACCTTTTACGGACGTTTCGTCGCCATAGTAAGCATCGAACGCGCCTTCTACCGGCTCGGCGTTGTCGCCCGGCTTGCGCATCACCACCACGTAGTCGGCGAACCCCATCCGGCTCAGTGCACTGTCCTTCTTGATCTGCTTGTGCAGAAGCCCGATCGCCTTCGTGCGCTGCATCGCCGTGACGGGGTCCTTGAAGATCACCACCTCGGAATGAAAAATCCAGCCGTGCGCCTGAAAGGCGCGGATGACCTCGCCAGGGAAGTCGCGGATACCGATGTAGCCGTCGCGCGTTTTTGAAGTTGGCAGCGGCATGCAATGCACGGCGCACAGGCGGCCTGGCTTGGTGATGCGGTAAAGCTGCTCGATCAGAAACCCGAAGTGTTCCCAGAACGTCTCGGGGTTCGGGCAATTCGACATATCGCGCGGGTGATCACTGAAGGTGTAGAGACTTTCAAACGGCGGGGAAAACACGGTAAGCCCGACGCTATCGTCCGGCAGCCCGCGCGCCACGTCCACGCAGTCACCATTTGCGATCCACCAGTCCCGGCCCTCGGCCTTGTCCAACACATTTACATCCATGACGGCATCCCCATCTTCGTGTTCGGTTTGTAGTCGGAAACAGCAATGCGCCCACCGCGCACGGCCTTCTTGCTCAAGTCCTTCATGTGCTCGGCCATGGCTTCCGCCATCGCTTCATATTTCCGTTCCTTGGCTTGCAGGTTCGCGACGACAGCGCCTTCGAGATCGGACGCAATGAGATACGCCTTGACGGGCCGGACCTGGCCGAAGCGCCACAAGCGGCGGACAGCCTGAAACAGCTCTTCAAACGAGTGGTTCATGCCGACGAAGATGGTCCGCGCGCAGTTCTGGTAGTTCATCCCGCGCGCCGCGATCTTCGGTTTGCTCACGAGAATGCGCGGCGTGCCCTTGGCAAAGCCCAGAAGGTTCGTCGTCTTGTGCTCGATCGTATCGGAGCCCTCGACGTTCACGGAGCCGGGGATCGCCGCCGTGAGCGCTTCCGCTTCCGCGTTGAGGTGACACCAGATCAGCCAGGGTTCGTTCGGCTCCTGCGCCACGAGATCGGCAGCGGCAGCCACACGCTCGGCAATCGTGTCCTTGCGGACCTGAAGCTGCTCGCGCAGAGTTGCCGCGTCTTCCGCGAACAGTTCGCCCTCACGGGGCTTGCGGTCGCCTTCGACGGTGATCTGCACCATGTCGAGGGGCGGCAGGTCGTAGCCGTCCTCTTCGTAGCCCAGATCGCGCGGATGCCGGATCATGACGGACCACGACGCCACCCAGCGCCAGAAGTCCTTTGCGGCATGCCCCTTCAAACGCCAATCCTCTTCGGCGTCTGCACGCAGCGCGCCTTCGTGGACGAAATACATGGCGAGCATTTCCTTGGCGGACATGACGCCCAGGAACTCCGCATGCTGGCCGAGTTCGGTCCAGTCGTTCGGCGCCGGTGTTGCCGAGCCGCACAACAGGTAAGAGACGCCGCTACACGCCTCCGTCAATTCCATGCGGGTTCGGCTCGCGTGGTCTTTCAGGATGCCGCTTTCGTCGCAGACGACGCCGGCGAACTGGCCGATGTCGAACTTGTCGCGCCGGTCGTAGTTCGTGACGACGATCTGCGTCGAACTGCTCGCATGATCGGGCGCATAGGCGACATCGGCGATGCCGAACTTGCGCGCCTCTTGCACCGTCTGCTCGGCCACGGCCAACGGGGTGAACACCAGCACACGCCCTTCGGTGTGATGCGCGACCTGAGACGCCCACGACAGTTCCATCAGGGTTTTGCCGAGACCCGTGCCCGCAAACACGGCAGCCTTGCCCCGCTTGCACGCCCACGTCGCGATATCGCGTTGGAACGGTTTCATGGCTTGCGGAAAGCGCCTCCGATCGGGAGTGAACCCGACCGGCTTCGCGATGGCGGACTTCCGCGCAATGAACTCTTCGTAGCTCATGCGCCGGCGCCCTTCAGTTCTTCGATTTCGTCCTCCAGCTTGCTGATCTTGGTCTCAAGCTCCGCGACCTTGTCCTCAAGATCGTCTTTCTCCGATTGAAGGCTGCTGTTTTCGTCGCCCAGCCCCTCGATCTCGTGATCCAGCCCCTCGATCTCGTGATCCAGTTCGTCGATCCGCTCCTGCAGGTCGTGCGATGCTTCGGCGACCAGTTTCATCACCAGCATTCGATCAACGCGCTCTGTTGCTTCCTTAAAGCGCTCGGACTTGAGCAGGGTCAGAATGTTCGACAGTTCCGCCTCGGGTTCATCGTTCGGCGCAAACGGGATCGGCTTTGCGATCCGCTTCAAGGTTTCGAGGGCAGTCGCAGTCGCGATGGCAGTCGCGGTCATGTCTTTCACTCCGTTGGTTGCAGTCGCAGGCTTAAAGGGTCGGCTTCGTCGGCATGATCAGGTGGGTGACGTTCGGCATCGCTGCGGCGCAAAACAGCACCGGACCCATGCCGCCGCCATGCTGGATCGCGAGGTCGGTGGTCTCCGGCCACTGCTTCAGCATCTCGGCCAAGTAGGTCGTCACGACCGACACCTCGAGCGGATGCTCGTTGATGTCCGCCTCGACTGTCTCAAGGCCGCGCTCGCCACCGGCGATGCCCGCGACGAGTTCGATGCTGTCGTCACCCGCCGTGATCTTGACGGTCGGGGCGAGCTTGTTCGGATCGCTGCGGCCGAGATAGACTGTCGCCGCACGATCCAGGGCCTCGCTCATACTGTCGGGGCGGAACACGGCCGCCGCGCCGTTGCGCTTCGGAATGACCTTGCGGTAGTCGGGATAGGCGCAATCGACGAGCGCGCTGGTGAGCCGGGCGCCTTCGACGCGCACCTCGATCGCATGTCGCGTCCCCGCCACCACCACCCGGTCAACCTTGGCGGTGAGTTCGAGGATCGCCTTGACCGTGCTGGCCGGGATTATCATCTCGGGGAACTCGGCCGCACCCTCCGGCAGATCCACCTCGACGAGTGCGAGCCGGTGACCGTCCGTCGCCGTCGCAGCCAGCTTACCCTCGTGCGCGTGCAGGTAGACGCCGCGGCTGTACTGCTTCGGGTGGGTTTCGTTCGCTGGATAGGCCACATGGCGCAGCAGATCGCGGAAGGTGGCGCCGTCCATCTCGAATACCGCCGCCTCGCCAGTGATCCGGCGACCCTTCGGAAAGTCGTCGGCGGGCAGCGAGCGCAGCTTGTAGACCGACTTGCGCGAGGTGAGCTCGGCGACCTCGTCGCGCAGGTCGAGCGTGCAGTCGCCGCCCTTTGGCAGGCGGCGCACGATGCCCGCCAGGATCTCGCCCGGAAGTGCGGCCGACCCTTCTCGCGTTACCTCTGCCCGGAACGAGGCTTCCGTTTCGCGGTCGAGGTTGTTGGCGCGCAACGTCACGACGCCATCGCTGGCCGTCACGCACACGTGGGAGAGGATCGGGACGGTCGAGGGGCGGATCGCGCCCTTGACCAGGTCGAGCGCGTCGGCGAACGCGCGGTTTTCAGCTTTGAACTGCATTTAGCGGACCTCCGGCGCAAAGGGGATCTCGTCGTCCATCGTGCGATCGAAGGAGCGGGACGGTGCCGAACCGTTTCCATTGGCGGGCGGGCGGGCATAATCGCGCTTGGGCTCTTCAGGATCTGGCGCGCGGTTGCTGCCGTTGCCTGCCTTGCCGAGCAGCCGGAGCACGGCGCTGAAGCCGTTCAACGTGATTTCCGTTTGCCAGCGACGGTCGTCTTGCGGCGTGCCTTCCTTGTGCCATTCGCGGATCGTGATCTGCCCGCGCACGAACAGTTGCGACCCCTTGCGCACGTACTGCTCGACAACCGGAACAAGGTTCTCGTTCCATACGATGCAGCGGTGCCAGGTCGTCACTTCCTTCTTTTCGCCGGTCGCCTTGTCAGTCCAGCGCTCCGACGTGGCGAGCGAGAAGCTTGCGAACTTCTTGCCGCCTTTCGTTTCCTTGATTTCGGGGTCTGCTCCCACATTCCCCATCAGATTTGCTTCGTTCATGCCCTTTGCCCTTTTCTCTCTCAGTCAGACGCACACGCGCAGAAAAACCTCGTTCGTGGTCATGTCGTGGATGACCTTGTCGCCAATGATGATCGGCGTGCCGGTGCGCGCGCAGATCGTCGGCTCGTCGGAATAGTCGCAGTCGAGCTCGTAGCCGCAATCGTCGTAGACCCGCTCCGCTTCGTTGACGGCGGCGGTAAGTTCGTCGATCTCGTCCGCAGTGGCGCCCGCGTGATACGCAACCACAAGCGCATCAACCGCACTCATGTACTCGTTGAAGAGGCGCAGCGCGTTCTGGCGCTCAGCGAGATCGTCGACGATCATTGCGTCCCCTCGTGGTGCCCTACGAACTCGTAGGTAGCTTTGAGCGGATTGAGGCGCATGACGACTATGCCGGGGCGCCCCATCACGAGATGGCGCTTGGACTTCGAGACCTTGATAAAGGTCTCGCGCTTCTCCTTGTCAGGGCGCAGCACGATGATGCCGTGATCGGCTTTGTTGTTCCAAGCCTGCCCACCGGAGATCGAATAGAGATCCCATTCCTCGATATCCTTGATGCGGCCCGCCGCCTTGTCGGGGTGCGTGACAATGATCAGGCACATCGACAGTCGACGCGACGTGCGCTTCAAATTGCGCAGCGCATCGTTGAGGTACTGCGTCTCGGTGATGCCCTTGTGCCAAGCGTGCTCGACCTCGTTCCAAGGATCGATCACGGCGAACTGGCACCCATGCACGCGCGCAGCCTCGGTCAGCTTCGCGTCGAGCCAAGACAGATCGAAACGGTGCTCGCCTTCGCTCTCGTCGGGCGAGACAGTTCGAAACTGTTGGTCGACCCAGGCGAGCGCCTGCGCACGGTTTTCTGCGACTGTCGGATCAGCCTCGCGCCGCCCGCACCAGAACTTCACGAAGTCCTCACGGATGCGCTCGACGTCGTCCTCGAACTGGAGAACGGCGCCCTTCCATCCGTGCAGATAAGCGAGGCTCGCACCCAACGCGGTGACGAATTGCGATTTGCCGTCACCTGGAGGTCCCGAAACGATCATCAATTCGGGACGCGTCACCTTGAGGTGGGTGTCGAGTTCTTTCCAGCCGGTACGCAGATATTCGCGCTTGACCTCGGGGATCTGCGACATCGGCACGAGCGTCGGAGCAACGAGCGGGCGGGCGTCGGCCACCATGTCGCGCAAGCGCTCGCAGCCCTCGTCTGCGCCCCACTTGCGCAGAACGTCGTTCGCGTCCTTGATCGGATGCCCGCCGATCTCGCCTTCGGGATACTCGACGACCCAGCACCGATCGCGGCCAAGGCGAACGGCGAGCTCGTCGCGCAGGACGCGCCCGGCTTTGTCGCCGTCCGTCGCTAGGATGATCCGCGCGCACGTTGCGAGCCCGCCGCGCAGGCGCCACTTGTCGGCCGCCTCGTCGAACTCCCACAGATACGAGAACCCGGTATCCTCGGCCGCGACGATCTCGCCTTCACTCGGTCGGCCGCTCGCGCCGTTCGGTACAGATCCGACGAGCGGAAAGCCCGCCAGTCGAAACGCCGCCGTGTCGAACTGGCCTTCCGTGATGATCCTGGGAACATCCGGTGACGACGACCCGGTCAGGTCGTCCTCCTGCCAGAACGACAGCCCGATGCCCGCTTCCTTGAGCGTGCGGCCGTCCGGGGCCTCCAGCCGGAACGTCTTGTCGCCGCCCGGCAGCTCCTTGCGGATCTGTCGAAACAGCAACTGTCCGTGCCGACGATACTCGAACGCGAGGTGCGGACCCTTCGACACGATCCCCAACTCGGCCGCCAGTTCGCACGGGATCTTTCGCACGTCCTCGAGCCACATGGCGTGCCGTTCGCTCAACTGTAGCTCGGTCCTGACCTGATCCAGCATTCTCGTCCTCGTCGAAAAATCGTGCAGCGGTGTGGTGGCAGTGCGCGCAGTGGGCTCGGATGCCTCGGTCGTCGATGTGGACGCCGAGGCAGGGCTTTCGCCTGTTCATCGGCTTTCGGAGGTGCGAGCACTTGGGGCAGATGGTGGCGTTCTGGCCGGTGCGCGGGGCGTGCCGAAACGTGATCCCCTCGTCGGCGAGAAGCTGGGCAAGGGTTTTCATTGATTGAAGTCCCCGCGCTCGAGCGCAGCGGCCTTCTCAAGGTCGCGGGCGAACTGGTCGTCCTCGTAGACCTTCGCGAGATCGGCAGCCTGCGCAGGCCGCAGCCCGACATCACGGCGCCCTGCGGCGCCCTCGACGAGCTTGGCGTAGCTCTTGGCCTGGAGCACGTAGTCGAGGCTTGCGCGCCAGCCGCGGTCGTTGCGGCCGCGCATGAACGGGTTGCGCTCGATGTTGGCGAGCGCCGTCTCCCACCCCTCGGGCCCGAACTCCTTGAGCCGGACACGGATCGCCTTGACGCGCGCTTCGGTGAGCGCGACGGCGAGCGGGAGACCGATCCGATTGGCGACCTCGTTGTAGGCGTTGTACGCCCACCGCACGCTCCCCCTGACCAAAGGTTGGAGAGCATCGGCGGCGTCGCTAGGCGCCGCTCTTTCTTCTTCTTTCTTTATTGGCTTAGGCTTAGGAAACGCGCGCGCCCGCGAGGGCTGTGGTCCGCTTGTGGTCACAGTCGTGGCGGCGCACCCATTGATTTCATTGACTTTTTCGGAAAGATCGGGGCTTAGCTCGGGCAGAAGTTCGCCGGACTTCGGCTGGAAGTCGGCCGGAAGTTCGGCCGAAGTCGGCCGGAAGTCGGCCGGAAGTCCGCCCGAAGTCGGCCGGATCTCATCAGCAACACGAGCCCCTTTACGCCGATCTTCCTCGCGCTGAAGGGCGGCCGCGCGACGCTTCTTGTGCTCCAAAACCGCCTGCTCGATTTCGCGTATCGTGCGCGGGTGGAACAGCGTGCCCTTGTCGGCGGGCTGCATCTGCGCGACGTGGATCTTGCCCATCAAGATCAGCTGACGGAGCACGCGCCGGTAGGTGCGGATTTCGAAGCCGACCAGACGCGCGTTGTAGGCGTCGTCGTTGGGCAAGGGACCGCCCCGGTCATACATCTCCATCATCAGCTTGAGGAACAGCCAGCCCTGCTCGGGCAGCAGATTTGCCGTCGAGGCGCGCCAGTCGTTGATGTGGATGCGCATGTAGCGGATGCGGAAGTCGCCGCTCTCGTCCTCTTCCAAGGACGGGCCGCCGTTGTGGTTCGAGGGGAGCCTAGTCAACATGGGCGCCCTCCTCGATGCGCGCGATTGAGGCGAGCTGCATGTAGCAGTCGCGCGCAGGCCCCTGGAGGTCGCTGGGCGGCGAGGACGGGATCGAGCCGCCGCGCTCCACGTCGGCCACGAAACGGCGCAGGGCGAGCCCGTGAGCCTCAAGATCGCAGGTCGCAGTAATGGCGCGCATGCCGTCGATGTCGAAAAGGATGGTCATGGCGCGATGCGCTCCATCACCGTGATCGGCAGGTAGCCGCGCTCGACGAGCTGGGAGACGGCTGCAATCGCGCGCAGCCCGCGCACGCCCTCGTTATAGGGACGGCCAGCGAGAATGTTCGCCATGATGGCCGTGTGCTGCCACGTCAGCGACAGGTCCCACGTCACTTCGCGCGAAATCGCCGCGAATACGTCAAAGTCGCAAACTTCTTTCAAATCAAACAGAACCGGACCCCTCACCGGGCGTTCTGCTTCAAGATCGAAGCGCGGGACGATGGGCGTGTCGTCCTCGGCGTTGACGGGCTTTTTAGCTTTGTGATACATGCTGTGCAGATCCTGTTGGCGACGTGGGGTCGTAATTGACCCGCCTTCGATCTCTTCCGGGTGGCAGCCCTTCGGAGATCAGCTTCAAGTGCCTAAGAGGACTTCCCAGCCCCGCCCTAACCGGCGGGGTTTTGCTTTTCGTCAGGCGGCAGCCGTCGCAGACAGTTTGCGGACGGGCGCGCTGACGAGTTCCGGCTTGCGCAGCGAAAGACCGACGTAAACGAACCCGTTCTGCTTGCGCTTCTCGATGCCCGCTTCCTTCATGCGCAGGCCGAAAGCCGTTTGGCTCATCACTGCGCCGCGACGCTTCACGCCCTGACACCAGCGCACGAAATCGCCATAGGCGTCGGTCGCAGGCATGCCGCTCGTTGCTTTCGGGTCGTGGCTCATGCGTGCGCCGAGCCATTCGCCGACGAGCTGGGCTTCCAGCGCCTGCTTCTCCTCGATGTCCACCGTGCGCATCGGCTGGGGCAGGGCGGGCTCGGGCGCCGGCGTCTCGACGGGCGCCGCGACCTTCTCGTCTCGACTGCCGCGCGGCCAGTAGCCGAAGCCCAGCGCCGGGAACGTCCATTTGATGAAGGACAGCAGCAGCGAGAGGTAGACGCTGTCGAGCAACCGGAAGCTCTCGGGGTCGATCTTGAAATAGCGCCCGAACGCTTCGGCCTTGCCGTCGCTCATCACGTCAGCGACCTTCGGCACGACAAGCGGCGTCGGCGCGGTCCAAAGATCCTTGGTCCCTTCCGACAGTAGCGTGCGCGCTTCCTTACGGTCGTCCTTGTTCCGCGACTTCGCCATCTCGGAATAAGTGCGCTGCAACCATTCCTGCTGCTGCTTCTGACGGTCGAGCGCGGCCTTGTTTTGCTGGGCGGCGATATCGCGGGCCTGCTTGTTCAAGGCTTCCGACAGTCGCTGCTTGCCGACTGTCTGTTCGAAACTGTAGCCGACACTGTTCGAAATCGAATAGGCGAGTAGCAGCGTCACCAGGACGAAGGAAACAGTTCCGATGACAGTCTTGCCTGCGCGAAACATCAGCCCCGCGAAGGCGCCGAGCGCGAAGATCCCGCCGGTAATAACGATGGCGGCGACCGGCATCACGATGCGACCCACATCATCCGTGGTGTGCCGCAGCGCGTAGACGACGTTTTGCGTGCCCTCGACGCCGTAAGCCAGCGTCGCGAGCGCGATCAGAAGCGAGCACAGCAAGTGCGCCGCCGTGATCTGTCGAACCCACTTCATTGCATTCCTCATCTGTGTTCTACGCAATCACGTGTTTACGCAGGCACGCGATGCACCGGGACATACGCGTCCGGCGCCAATTTCTTCCGCTCACGCACGACCGGCACGCCCTTCGACAGGGCCATGTGCGCCTTGCAGTAAGGGGCTGCGGGGTGCTTCTCGTGCCCGCAGAAGGTGTATGGACCGTCGCCATACGGCCAATGGCAGCAGTCGGCCTCGAGTTCGACGAGGCTCATGTGCCGGGGCTCGGCGACAGGGTCGACCTGGGCCACGAAAGGATGTGGCGGCGCTGTCGGCTTCTTTTGCGCGCCGTAACCTGGCAGGCGAAATCCCTCGCCGCTGCGCCGCAAGCGCACCGCCTGCCCGCGATTGAAGCGCCCAACGGCCTTGTCTTGCTGAAGGCCCATGCGGCCTGCCTTGCAGCGCGCCGCGCTGCGGCTGACACCGCGGCCAATGCGCAAGGCAGCAGCCGCGAACGACATGCCATCGACCTCGATGCACTGACGCAGCAACGCTTCCATCTCTGGCGTCCAGGGATCAGCCATTTCGCCGCCCCCGAGAAAAAGGCCGACCGGGTGTAGGAGCACCCGCGTCGGCCAAGTCTGGGGAGGATGCGCCCCCGTCAGAAGGCGGCATGTCCAGAGGGAAACCCTCGGACCACGGATCGGCTGTGAGCACAGCCGAAATGGGTGTGACCGCTGCGTCGCGATGCTCGCGCCTGCGAGCGGCCAAGAAAGAGCGCACGTCGAACACGGGTGTGTTCTCCGTTGACGGATGGGTTGTCAGGGGACGCGACGCAACAAGCGGTCAGGCAGTCTTCAGTCTCAGGCGGCCGTCGGATAAGCGACGCGAACGCGCGATCTCACAGGCGGCCCCGCAAAACTGTCCGCCGTCACCGCACCGCGCGTGAACTGTTTGATCAGTTCGATGGTCCGCCAGCGCGGTTTGCGCTCGCGGCGCATGTAGCGGTAGAGCGTGCGCGGTTTGACGTTGATGGCCGCAGCCATCACGTCGAGGTCCGTGCCCGTGGCAACGATCCAGTCTTCAAGGGATTGCGGCGCAACTGTCTGCATATCGCCATACTGCCCAAATTAGGGCTATTCGTCAATGGACGCCGAACAGACTCATTTGGTCTGTTTATAACATCGGCCAAGATACAGTTACAGGGCAATGACAACAGTAGGGGACTGGGGTTATTGGCCAGCCATGAACCGCATTCGAGAATTGCGGGATCTGGCGGGCCTGACCGCTGAAGATCTCGCCGCCCGCATGGGCAGCAACGCCAAGCAGATCTATCGCCTCGAGCGGGGCGAAAGACGCCTCACGACCAAGTGGATGGAGCAGATCGCGAAGGCGCTGCACTGCGCGCCCACCGACCTGATTTCCGCGACCTCCTCGGCCGATGGCGATGATGAAGTTGCGCCATTTGAACCCACCGGAGCCTCGGCGCAGGTTCTCAACACCCTCAAGGGGTTAGGATTTACCGCCTACAGCGTCCACGGCGATAGCGTCGCCGAGGCGGGGATCAAGACCGGGGACGTGATTACCGTTCGCCATTTGGATAACCGGCTCGAAGGCGTGAAGCCCTTGGACGTGCTTCTGGTCGGGAATTATATATTTGACTCCCCGATAATTCCGGGGTAGATATCTACTTATGGAGCGGATAAGACGAACGCTCACAAGGAGATAGCGATGAGCAATCAAGCCACGGGCAATTCCGCCCATCAGCCCCGGGAGGGTTTCATGGCTCCGACGTTCCGCATCTTCGTTCGCACCGCTGAAGGCGCCGAGTTTCAGGCTTTCACTTGGTGCCGGGACGAGGCATCTGGCATCGCTCGCGCTTGGCGCGAAGGCAGGGAGTTCGGCCACGACGTGGCCGCTGTTTGGGCGGAGGCGGTCTGATGATTGATTACGTCACCGTCGAGATCGGCTCCAATGGCTCAACCGTGATGGTTGAGCCGGAGCTTCGCAAAGGGCTTACGCGCCGCGTGTTCCGCCGCATGTTGGACGGCTCCCTTGAATGGGCCGCCTACGA